GCCATCTTGTCAACTACTATTTTACCTTTTTTAGACATTTTTCATTGACTCGCTTTACACGCGCTCTGCCCTCCCGGACAGCTTTGTTAGACTACCATACACCGTGCCGTTTGTCAACGCTTTTTTCCACTTCTATAATAATTGCAGGTTTTAATATGTAAATGGACAGGCTGGGTCAACTGATCCGGGCCTGTCTTTCATATTACATAGCCCTACATGGGCAGAAAGAGAGGCTCTATATGAGCGCAAACGAAAGCAAGCTGTACACATTCAAAGAACGTGAGTGGGTCGTAACTGGTTGGGCGGAAGGTCAGATGGAGACCGAGCGCGAGGACGACAAAGGCCAGAAGGTCATTGTCATGCAGCCGTACTATCAGCTGTTCGTCATCTCCCCGGTCAGCTCCTACAAGTCTGACAACTACAGCGCCAACGGCATGAAGGCTGAGAAGCTGCGCTGCGTGTCCAACGCCGTATGGAAAGACCTTAAGCCGCTGGAAGTCGTCAACCTGTACTTCGACGAGAAGAAGCGCGTGTCGCTGGCTGCGTCTACCGGCGTTTCTGTCGAGCTGAACGAGGTCTCCTTCTAAGTCCATTGTCGCAAACCCCTCATCCCTGCAACGCCGGGAGGTCGCTCCTCCCGGCGTGACCCCCCCGCTAACAGGGGGTCACTACCTACAAGATAGCCGGTTAGGGGGTCTGTTATGGAAGGAAAGGAGAACATCGTTCTTTATGACTGGCTTTCATTTACAAGCAAGAACCACACCCCGGAGCAGCTCATAGAAGCGCTGGGGCTTACCCATTGTCCGTGGCAGGAGACCAAGGGCGCGCACGGCTACCGTGACCGCAAATACTTCTCCTGCGTCAGCGTCCACTACAACGGCCGGGAGGATATGGGTGTTTGGGTGGAGCTATCCGGTCAGGGATGCCGGACGTTTGAATCTCTCTCCGCCAAGAGTTGGGGCGATCTGTTCCAGTGGATCACCGTTCAGCAGCTGAAGATCACCCGTCTGGACGTGGCCTTTGACGACCACACCGGCATACTGGATATAGACGAGGTCGTGGAGGACACCCGCCGCAAGCATTACGTCAGCCGCAGCGACTATTGGGAGACCGTACTCAGCTCCAAGGGTTCCACGGTGCAGATCGGCAGCCCGCAGAGCAAGGTACTTGTCCGCATCTACGACAAGGCCGCCGAGCGGCACTGTGAACCGGGCACCCACTGGGTGCGCGTGGAGATGCAGCTCCGGGATGACCGGGCGCTGCAGTTCACCAAGATACCCATGACCGTGGGCGAGGCGTTCTCCGGTGTGCTGTTGAACTACCTTCGGTATGTCATTCCGGATGATACCGATACCAACAAGTGGCGCTGGCAGATGACGGATTACTGGCTGGATATGCTGGAGGTGCTGACACCCATCAGGATATACACGGCACCGGGCATGGACTACAACATAGACCGCTGCCGTGAGTATGTGGTCAATCAGGCGGGCAACGCCATAGACGCCCTGCTTCAGATCTACGGCATACATGAGTTCCAGCGTCTGATCAGGGAACGTCCCACGGTGGAGAACCCCAAGTATACCCGGCTGGTACAGCAGTACAAGGCCGACAGGCTCTCGGCGGTGGCGGGACGGTATATGACATGAACGAGTTTCAGATATTCTACGCCGTGTGGCGGTGTCTCCGCCACGCATGGTATAAGTACAGGAGGAAGGTCATGCGGTTTTGTGACAGGCTCAAGTGGTGCGTGATAGGCGGCTTCGCCTATGCGCTGGGACGGTTCCTGTTCCACTGGCTGCAGACCGGCATAGGAGGATAACATGGCAAAGAACAACATCCGTTCCGTTCGGTTCTCGGACGAGCTGATAGAGATCATCGAGCAGCAGGTAGGTGACAACTTCACCCAGAAGTTCGAGCGCCTGGTCTACAACTGCTATATGCTGCTGCCGGAGAAGGAACGGCAGCTCCATGAGATGGAGGCGCGGTATCAGAAAGCGAAGGAAAGCTATTTCGCCCTGTCCGACCGCTACCGTGACGCGCAGGCATTCATGATCTCCCTTGAAAATCGGCTCAAAGGGCTGGAGCAGTGCTTCAAGGAGTTCGAGACAAAGCTGTAACACAACAACGACACGCTGCGGCGCTGATCGGCGCAGTCTGAAGCTTCGCAGCGTGTTACATGGCGGGATGTGAGTAAGGGTAGCTGGCCGGGTTCTCACCCCGGAGATGGAGGTTCGAGTCCTCCTCCCGCAACCATCAAATCTATGAAAGGAGGGCACTGCCGAGACTGCTGCTTCCACCACCGTTGCTACCATCCTTGGTAACACCAGTACGCTGGCTACGCTGGTCGGTGATGTCTGGGACATCATGACCGCCAATCCCATTCTGACGCTGTTCATTTGCGCCGGTCTGGTGACTCTGGGCTTTTCCATCTTCCGCAAGGCCAAGCGCGCTGCCCGCGGCTGATGCCGCACACAAGGGGTATGGGGAACGCCCCATACCCCTTTCTCTCATGGAGGTATTACGATGACAGTGACTGCATTTCTAACCGGCGTCTGCCGCCTGATCTCCGGTACGTTCAGTGCCGTATTTTCAGAGCCGCTGCTGACGTTCTTTCTGACGGTCATGCTCATGGCCGTGGTCGCGGGTCTGTTTTTATATATCTATCGCAGGTCAAAACGATTTTGAAGTGAGGTAACGATATGATCAAATTTCTGGTAACAGCGGCCATTGTCCTGGTCTGCCTGTTCATCCTCGTGCTGGTGTCCTGTCTCATGGTCTGGGTGGTCATGCGGCTGCTGCGTTGGCTGTTCCCCCAACGCTTCGGCGGCAAGGCCGCGCCGATGAAGAAGCCGAAGAAGATCAAGAAGGTCATCGCAGAGGACGAGGACGAAGAAGCGTAACACGGAGGATCTTCAGCTGCAATGTTCGGATCTTGAAAAGTGTGTTACGCAAAAGAACAGCGCCCGAGCGGACGCTGTTCAGGAGTAGGTTGCCTTGGGCTTACCTGTGCTTGCTTAGCCGCCCTGCGATTATCCCGGCAAGGATCATGGTTGCAAAAAACGGCGTTGTCAGCATTTCAAAAAGCCCGTGCAATATTTGGATCATGAGCGCACCTCCCTTCGTTCGTGGTGTTGGTAGCTCCCGGTGTTGGGGGGGTGCTCTGATCCTCTCTAAAGTTTTTTGTTCCTCTCAGGTTCTCCTTTCTGCGGTTACTCCCCCGCCAAGGCGGGGGAGCAGGGGTTAGTCCTTCACTTTATCCAGTTCCTTACAGAACGCTTCCACGGCGGCTTTGATACGCTTCAGCTGCTTGACTTCGTCCTTGCTGATCTGGCCGTCATCCTTCATGGCCGCCAGTTCGCAGGACTGCCCAAAGGTTTTTGCCATGGCCTGCATATTCAGTATCTGGGCGTATATGTAGTGGTTCATATTCTCTCCTCCGGGTGGTGATTTTTTGTATCTCCCTAAACGCATTATATCAGTTATTTGCGCGATTACAATAGCATCTTCGTGCATTTCCCCGGTTTTTGCCGATGGCTTCGGTGGCGGTAGCCGTACATATAAGCCGACCACTTTTTGGGACATCGTCTATGATCTGCTCTTTGGTGACAGCAGTTCCGGTACCGGTATCAGCGGCGGCAGTCGCGGCGGCTGGTCCGGCGGCGGTGGTTTCAGCGGCGGCGGTCGTGGCGGAGGCTTTGGCGGTGGAGGCTTTGGTGGTTCCGGTGGCAGTTCCGGCTCCGGCAGTGGCTCCGGTGAGACTGGCGGCGGTAGCTCCGGAGGTGGTTCTGATACACCCACCACGCCCACATGGACAAGCCCGGATGATATGAAGCTGGACTATAACCAGTACGTTAATCAGCTTCCGGCCACAGGGTATACCAGCGATGGAAAGTTGCTCTGGCAGCCGAGGTGGAGCGATGCCGTTGCTGGTAAAGGAGTGTTTGGCTCTGCGTCTTCGACCTTCGACATTACTACTGGTTTGTCTCGTAAGTATTCCGATTTTGCGCGTTGTTCCGCTTCTGGCTCATGCCTTAAATTTTCTTTTAGTTATCAGTCACAAACAAGCTATTATTGCGATATAGTAAACGCGACATTCTCATGCCCTATTTCTGGTTATTATCGTCGGTTGGATTCTGCGCATTGGGCTTGTTCGGTTTTGAGAAAGCCAAATAGTGGCGAAACTACAGATTCTCAGTACTCTGATTCCTCAAACTGGCCTTCGGACGATATTGGCTCACGTTCTGTTGGAGCGAATGTTTCTGTTTATTGCCCATGTTCGTCGTTTGGCCGTGTGATTGCTTTGAAGGGCGGTTTTGTTGATGTTTACACTCCTGTTTTTTCCATTGTCCCTGCTGACCAGCCGGTAATCATTAACAACTATACCATCAACAATCGGGTTGACAACCTTACCGGCATCTACGTCGACAACTCCGACAACTACTATACGGACGTCACCATTATCGATGAGACCAACAACAAGTATTACGATATGACCACCAATACTTACTATGACATCAAATCGTGGTCATACGATTACTCCTCCCGGACGTATTTCCTCACTCTGGATAACGATGTTGCGTTGACGGTACAGTTTGGTGATACCAACGTGACGATCACAAATAATAACGTCTCCAACACCTACAATTATGTGGTTGAGGATGATACCGGTTCCGATCCCGATACCCCCACCACCTGCAAGCACGACTGGCAGGAGACCATTGACACGGCTCCCACCTGCTTGGAGGGCGGCCATGCCAGCTACACCTGCTCCAAGTGCGGTGAGACCTACGAGCAGATCCTCGCCGCCAAAGGCCACGACTGGAAGGTCATCGAGCACGTCAACATGGTCTATAATTCGGATGGCACCGTGGCTACCCAGGGCCATACGCTCTACCAGTGCTCCGTCTGCGGCGAACAGTGGTACACCGATACCGGCGCCCCGCCCCCGGATGTGTCCGGCAGCAGTTCTATCCTCGCATGGCTGCAAGCGTTCCAGACGTGGCTGGATGAGAAGCTGGACCTTACGCCGGTGCTGGAACGTCTGGACGCCATCCTCGCCGAGCTGCAGAGCACCTCCGGCTCCACCACCTGTGAGCATACCTATGAGCAGCACATGGAACAGGAGGCCACATGTATTTTGCCCGGCCTGATGATCTCCACCTGCTCCAAGTGCGGCGACAGCTCCTCGGAGATCGTAGACCCGCTGGGGCACGACTGGCAGTGTACAAGCCATGTGGATGCCGTCACCGACCCGGACACCGGCGAGGAGACCGCCTCGGCCTATGATATCTACACCTGCTCCCGCTGCGGTGATACCTACGAGGATCACACCGGGGACGGTGCCCCGGACGAGGATTACAGCAGCAGCTCCATCTCACAGCTGGTGGTCAAGGTGTTCTCCAAGCTGGGCACCTTCGCCGGTAAGCTGATAGGCTTCATCGTCCGGCTGTTTGACAAGGCCATCTCCAGCGTGGACGAGGTCATCTCCAAGTTCAACGAGTATACGGAGCAGATCAGCGGCTTCGGCGGCGATTACCCGGCGTGGCTCACCGGCTTCTGGGCGGTGCTGCCGTCTGAACTGCAGGTCGCGCTGACCTTCGCCGTAGTCTGTATGGTGCTGGGCATCGTGGGCAAGAAGCTGTTTTTCTCGTAACACACTTCTTGCTGCAGCTCCGGCGCCAGGATCTGAAATTTGTGTTACAGGGGTGAGATACCATGTCTGTTTTACTTGAGCCGCTGCGGGCTCTGCTGAATATGATCACCAGCCTGATCAACGGCCTTATCGTTGGCTCCCTGCATTTCATCCTTAATCTGCTGGACGGTCTGGACGATGTGGACTTGCTGCTGGACCATACGGTGGACTCCGTCAAAAACTTCTTCACGGCGTTCCTGAACCTCGGCACCAGCCTGTTCCCCTTCATCCCCGCCGAGTGGCTGACTATCATTGAAGCGGCGCTGGTCATTCTGGCCATCGGCGTCATTATCAAAAGGAGGGTGTTCTGATGCAAGGTCTCGGACAAGTCCTGTCTGCCTGCCTGCAGATATTCCAGATAGAATTCACCGTGGACGGTCTGACCTTCACCCTCTGGAATATCCTCCTCTGGCTCATCGTGGCCGGCGCCGTGATCTATCTCCTTTTCAAGTGGGGTGATGATAATTGAAGTACATACCGCTGACCTCCGCGCTGCTGGCGCTGCTGCTTATGCTCACCGTGAACGCTTATGCCACAACGGCTGACACTGATTTCACGACCGAGGACATACCGGAGTGGGCACTCAGACCGGCGCTGGAACCGGACGAGGAACCCGCTGCCGATACTACCGACACCACGGAGACTGAGACAAAGCAGGAGTATACCACCATCTACGACACAGACGGCTCCATCCTCTATACGGATGATCCGGCGCTGATCGGTCAGATCAAGGCCACCGCGCTGCCGCAGGAGACCACCGACCCCGGTCTGTTCCTCTCCAAGCCCTTTGACGAATACACCGTTACGGAGGGTATGCTGCTTCTGTTCCTCGTGCTGGGCTTCATGTTCATGCTATGGTACTTTGTAAAGGGGGTGTTCTGATGGCGTCTGTTGTGGCTGAGTTCTTCCAGATCACTGGCGTGGACATCGTGCCGCCCACCACCATGGCCGAGTTGATACCCTATCTGCTGACCGTATTTGTGGCCGTCGTGCTGGTCACCGCCGTGTTCCGCATCGTGGCGGCCGTGGCCGCCGCGCTGGTCAACTGGCGGAGGTTCTGATATGGCCGTCATCATACTTATCGGCCTCGGTCTGGTGCTGGCACTCTGTCCCACTATCCGCTGCGCGTTCTTCCATCCGGTGAAGCTGGTACGCTATGGCGCCGTTGACCTATTCCAGTATCTCAAGTACCGCAAGTGGAACGAGTGCAGGACCGGCGAGCTGGTGGCCTACGTCGGCCTGTTCGGCAAGGGCAAGACACTCTCCGCTGTCCATAAGGTGGTCTCCATGTACGAGCAGTACGACGGTAAGCCGGTCTGGGATAAGGACCGGGCCATGTGGGTAGAGCAGCGGGTCAAGGTGCTGTCCAATGTGGCGCTGTCCATCCCCTATGATGACTTCGTTTCCCTCCAGCAGGTGGTCTACTGTGCTGAAAAGAACGGCCAGTATGACAGGGAGCACGACACGCTCACCGTTACACTGGTGCTGGGCGATGAGTTCAGCGTCCAAATGAACAGCCGGAACTTTAAGAGCAACATTGACCCGCTGTTCCTCAACACTCTGCTGACCTGCCGCCATTACCACATCTCCATGTACTACACCGCCCAGCGCTTCGGCCATGTGGACGCGCTGCTCCGTCAGGTGACAAGCTGCGTGGTGGATTGTGATAAGCTGTGGCGCTTCCAACGTCAGAACCTCTATGACGCATGGGAGATGGAGAACGCCACCAACACCCAGCTGCTCACACCCCTTACCCGCCGCTGCTGGTTCGTGACCAACAAGGACTATGCGGCATACGACACGCTGGCCTGTGTGGGCAATCTGCAAAAGTCCTTCAAGGAGGGCGATATGCTGTCTGAGGAGGAGATACTCTCCCTGCGCCGGAACGAGCAGCAGGCCAATATGGACGGTGTGGTCAAGCCCTCCCGGAAGTGGCGGAGAAGTCAGAAGAAATTACGCAAGTGATGTAACACGCCCTGGTCCTGCTGCAGCGCCGATCCAAGCCGGCTGCAGCTGCACAATGTGTTACAACGGGGCCCCGCGCCAAGGCTTCAGCCGCGCGGGGCCCCTGCCTATGCTGCGGCTTCATCGGGTGTCTGCCAACCTAACACTCTGCGCGGATACCGGTTCATCCAATCCTGCACCCGCTGTACCTCTGCCGGAGATACCTCATCGAAGTTGGTGCCTTTGGGAAAGAAGCGGCGTATCATGCGGTTGTGGTTCTCCACGCTGCCTTTCTCCCATGCGGAGTAGCTGTGACAGTAGTAGATGTCAAAGCGGCTGCCCTTGCTCCGGCAGCTCTTGACCAGCTTGTCATACTCCATGAACTCGCTGCCATTGTCGGTGGTGATCGACCGGAACTTCTGCCGGAAGCCCGGCATCTTACGCTCCATTCGGTCTATGGCCCTGCGTATGGTCTCCGCCCGTCTGTCCGGCAGCTTGACGATGATCTCCTGTCTGCTCAGTCGCTCTGTCAGTGTAAGAAGTACACTTCTTCCATTCTGACCGCTGACCACCAAGTCCATTTCCCAATGCCCGTATTCTGCGCGTTGCGTGATATGCTCCGGGCGTATCTCGATGCTGGGCAGCTTCGGGTGTACTACCCGCTGCTCCTTGTCCTCGGCCTTCTTCGGCCGCTTCTTCCACTTCTCCCATAGGTGCCGGTTGCCCAACTTGTAGAACACCCGCTTGTCGATGTAGCTGTACAGGGTGCTGACGCATATCCTTGTAGCAAAAGGGTACTTCCGTGCCGCTGCCAGAGCAGCAGCCGGGGAGTACCTGTCCGCGATGATCTTATGCTCGATGAAGGCGGCAAAGGCGTGGTCACTGCCGATCTTCAACGGCCTGCCCTTGGCAGTCTGATTGTAGTCGTGTATCTGCTGCCCCTTGTCTGCCGAGTACCGCAGCTTGTCATAGTAGCCGTAGTTATGGAGATACTGTCCGCGCCGTATCTCGTTGTAGACCGTCTGGCGGCAGCAGCCCAGCTTCCGGGCGATGTAGCTGACTGGCTTTTTCTCGTCCAGCAGCGTCTGCATGATAATGCGTTCCTCTTTCGTCATGTAGTGTCCCATGAGAGCCTCCCTTATGTTTCAGGATAGTTCGTGGTTTTTCAATGATTGTAACACAAGTTCGCCCACGTCGCCGGAGCTGCTGCAGCAATCTTGTGTTACGCCGCGCCCCGCGTCCCCATGCTGTGAAATTGCGTCAGCATGGCCGGCGAAGCTGGCCATGTTGGTTACCCGACGCAGGGAACCACCCGCCTGTCAAGACTGCCCGCAAGGGCACTCCGCATGAAAAAAGCAGCTCCCCCGTGAGAGCTGCTTTTTTCGTGGTCTTGATTGGCGCGGTGTTTCCATGCTACATCGCGCAGCGATACCGCTTGTAACACACTCCGCCGCCAGCTGCCTGGCGTCCGGAGATTTTCTTGTGTTACACCTCAAGATTGATATTTTTTGTCATTTGTCCATTTTCTTCTTGACATCTGCCCTTCTATAATAATCGTTCTCTCATAAGCGGAATTTATCTCTCCGTTACCCAGAAGCCACTTGACATCCTCCACCCGTCGTGCTACAATCGTTCCACAATCCAAGGGGCGCTGGCGCAAGCTGGCTGAGATGTGACGTAACGCCGTCCGGTCCCTCGAACCTGATCCGGGTAATGCCGGCGTAGGAATGCGATCATATCGATTTTCGGATTTCCGCATTGCGACGCCTGCATGGCTCGCCATGCGGGAATTTTGTTTTTGGAGGTACACATTATTATGAAAAGTCACATGAGAGTCCGCGCCCTGTGCGAAGGCGCCGTGCTGGTGGCCGTTGCGCAGATACTCAGCTACCTGAAGCTGTGGGAGATGCCCTGGGGCGGCAGCGTCGTCCTGTCCATGATCCCCCTGGTGCTGTATGCCGTTCGCTGGGGCCTCGGCGCCGGTCTGCTGGGCGGCTTCGCCTTCGGCGTTCTGCAGTTCATGTTTGACGGCGGCTTCGCCATTGGCTGGCAGTCCATCGTCGGCGACTACCTGGTGGCCTTCACCGTCCTGGGTCTGGCCGGTCTGGTGGCCCGCCGCAAGAGCGGCGTGTTCACCGGCACTCTGATCGCCGGCTTTTCCCGCTTCCTGGTGCACTATGTGGTGGGCGCCACCGTTTGGGCGGAATACATGCCCGAGACCTTCTTCGGCATGACTATGCACAGCCCCTGGTTCTACTCCCTGCTGTACAATCTGGCGTACATGCTCCCCAACATCGCTATCACCCTTTTGGTCTTTGCCGTGGCGTACAAGCCCCTGAAGAAGTACTTCACCGCATCCGACCTGCTTCCTTCTCCCGCTGCGGCCCAGCCGGTCAAGGATCCCACCTCTCCCAAATGGGATCCTGAGCGCTGAGCGCTCCCCTCTCCCACGGCTGACGCAGCAAAGCCCCACCCGAATGGGTGGGGCTTTTTCATATCGGACAGCAGTACCGCCTGCAAACGCACCAGGCGGGTGCTCTTTACCGACCTGCGGCGAATACCGTGTTACTCTTTCTTATCCAAATCGTGCAGCCGTATCGTCGAATAACATTTTCGAAGCTGATTGCTGATTTGCGGCGGCGTATTTGCCACCAGCCTTTCATAAGTCTTTTTGCAATACTGCACACGCATAAAACTCCTTGACGGCTTCATCCGATTGATCCGGTGATAATACATTGCAGGAATTGGGGTTTTACTGAAATACATCCAAAACTGCTTCCTGCCGTCCAATAAGCCATAGTCAACGCCAATATGGTGCATATCACTGTAGTAAAAGGTCCTGTGCGTAAACAATGCCCGAAATACGACCCGGTCTTCACATATTTCAGTAACAGCGGCCCACTGGTAACGCGTACAAAAAAGCGTCACCAGCAGCGCAAGATAGATAACCGCAACGAGAAGTGTCACTTGCAGCGCACCCGGAACTCGCAGGAATGCTCCGATGGATTCTTGATGGGAAATCAGCATAATCGCGTATGCTGCCGGGATACTGATCATCAACAATACCGATAACATAAAGGTATGCGGGGCTGCAACAAGCCTTTCTTTCTTCATCACGCACCTCGATCCAACTCTCATTCCTCAGTATAGAAAAAAGCCTTACTTCCGACACCATGCAATGGTTCAAAAGTAAGGCTCCATGGCAGCGGGAGAAGGATTCGAACGCTCACTTTTTCTTATAAACCCGCTGCGCCACAGCACTTTTGAAATCCGTGTGCATTTTCGTGTGTAAAATCACATACTTGCAAACCTGCTCAACACGTTACGTCCATTGTCAAATAATGTAAAAATACATTATATAATATATGGCGTCTCATTCCTCACACCACCACACCGTTTCTCTTCTGGCTCCCGCCACGGCGGCCTCCTCATGGGTCATCAGTATGTCAACGTGTTTGCCTATTACGCCCACGTCCAGGGCGATGTATGTCTTGTCTCCGATGATAACTGTGCTGCCGGTCGGTATCACGTCCGGGTCGGTCGCTACGCAGGAGCCTGGATATACCCACTGGCCACTGGCGGTCAACACCCGGCCAAACTCGTCCTGGTTCATGTGCGCGTACTTCTCAACGCAGTCTGCACAGTAACCGGTAACGATACAGTCCTCCAGCACGTTGCTTTTTGCCTTGACGGCTTCCAGTATGCGTTCCGACTCATCGGGATCCTCTTCTACGATTGTATCATAACTGTCAACATCTTCGCCCCACTCCACCCGCAAAACGGTGTGCGGCGTGTCCGCGCTGGCTCTCCACGGAGCGATCAGCGCGAAGATCAGTAGCGTCAGCAGCATGAACTCCAGCAGGAAGTGTGTCTGTTCCCGCCGCACCACACGTCGGTACTCTGCCCGCATAGCCACGAACGGTCCGGGGCATAATCCGAACTCCCCAGCACGGGCAATGTTCTCGCTCATTGTTTTATAGACTATCTGTTCCCTTTTGGTCATTGGTTTTCTTCTCCTCGTACAGCGGACACCCGCAGTTCACAAAGTCGGCACAGTAGGGGCTATCCCCATTGAAGCACGCCCACGTCCATTCCTCGTGCCATTTGTAGCCGACACAGCATTTGCTTTTCATGTCCTCACCTTCTTACTCAGTCTGTTCCAGCTTGCCGTAGCGGCGCTCTGGCTCCACCCAGACAAGGTGAACCCACAGCTCGCGCAGCGCACATAGTACCGTTCCGGTACATGAATACCGATTTTGCGCTCCCCGCTGTCTCTTCCACAGTGGGGACATACCGCCAGTTTCTCGCTGGGTTTTCTGTTGTACTGGTTCACTGCTCGTCCTCCTCACAAATGTACGATTATTGCTCCCTCCGGTATCGGTGGCTTTTTCTTTCCGTTTTCCCATTTCGTGGATAGCGGTTTTATCTTCACCGCCTCCATAGGATTTACTGGTAATGGCTCCGTCCAGTCTCTGCCGCAAACATAGCACTTGTGGTAAATCTCGGTTCCGCGCTTTTGCACGAGAAGGAGGTTGTGCGTCTGGCAGCAGGTCGGTGCGCTTTTCCAAAATCTCATCGCACGGTCGTCCTCTGTGCGGTGCCAGATAAATCGTCCATTTCCACAGGAGCCTCCTGAACCGGGCGTACATACACCGGATCCAGGCTCGCAGCCGGCACCACCATTAGCGATGTATGCCGGACCAACTCCACCGGCTCCGCCTGTTCCGAGATCTTCTATCTTTCTTTTCATCTTCACCACATCCTTACCTGTGCCGTATGCTCCGCAAACCGCTGCTCTTGCAGTTGGAAGCATGTCGGCTCGATCTCGCACCCAACGAACTCAAAGCCGAGGTTGTAGGCCGCTATCCTGCTGCTCCCACTGCCCAAGTGTGTATCCAGTATGCGCCAGCCTTCTTTGGCATACTTCTGCAGCAGCCACTCGTACAGCGCCACGGGCTTTTGCGTGGGATGGATCCGCTTTTCGTTCAGCGCCTTGTTGCCCTGCTGCGTTGTGCCGTCCGTGATGCTTTTCCCTTGAAACATCCCATTCCACATATAGCGGAATATGCGAACGCTGTCATGGCAGTTTGTTGCCGCGATCTCGCAGTCCGAAAAAGAACTGTTTTCGTTACATTTATCCCAAACGATGCGGCCCGGAGGAAAAATAACATCAAAGTAATTGCATCCCCATACGATATACTTTTTCGCCACGCGCACCAACTCGGAAAAGTAGTCGATGCCTGGCACGTCCCACTTCGGTGATATGGGATAGTCCCGGTGTACGCCGATGGTGCTAACCTTGCAGCCGTAATACCCTCTGCGTTCCGGGCCGGTAAAGTACGGCGGATCTACGATGGCAAGGTCAAACGCCTTATCCGGCAGCGTCCGCATATACTCCATGCAGTCTACGTTCAATGCGATTTGCGCGCTCATCCCATGTATTCCCTCCACTTCTTATCCAGCCCCTTCGCCCGTAGTGTCCTGCCGTTCATGGTGTACTGCCGCATCCGCAGCATAAAGCTTTCCTCGTGGCAGCGGTCGCAGTAGCCGTGTATGGCTATGTCCTTCATGCGGTTCCTCTGCTGCTCGTGCGTCAGGTACACGATGTACTCCGCTTCCATCTCCTTGATGCACTTGGGGCACAATTTGGCGGTGCGGACCGTCCAGATGGCTTTATCCATTGGGGAGTTCTTTCCTTTCACGCATCCTTTTCTCAACGGAAGCTACAGCGCGGAGGATGTCGTAAGTGTCAACCCGTGAAAAAGGGTCAGCGGCAATGATGTCCTTCCCAATGTATCTCGCATAGTCGTACTCCAATTTTGCCCCCTTGCTCACCTGCCATCCGAGCTGGAAAAGAACCACATCGGCGCTCTCCAGCATGGCGAAGCAAATACGCATATAGTCCGCTGGCTTCATGCCCTCCGGCAGCTCCGCCGGATTTAGGACGGTGTGTCCCATCTCCTGCAGCATGGTTTTTGTAGCCTTAAACTGCGCCTTATAATGCGGATTGCCTGTGATACGTCCTGCTATATAAATTTTCATTTCTCCGTTTCCTCCTCCAGCTGTGCGTAAAAATAGTTCATAGATCCACCAGACAGTATTGTTCCTCCTTTCTCTCGCCGTAGGAGCAGAAGTCATCCGGCTTACGACGCTGCCATGCGTCTTTGTTTGCGTTGCCGTCCGAGTAGATTTTCAGGCAAACGCCCATTTCGTAGTGATTGCATTCCCGGCAGTGAACCACCGGCACAACATCGGCGGCGGGGATGTTCTTGATGGATTCGATACTACTGGCAAGGCATCCATCTTGCGTAAGGCTAAGCAATGCGTATTCCCGCTTGATGTATTCAGCCATTGTCTTTCTCCTCCCCGGTAAACCATTTCCGCAGTTTATGTGCGCATGAAACGCACAACTCATAGTCATTGTCGTTTATGTCGTTCTTAATCTTCCGCATACCGGCATAGGTTACGGAATTGAACGGGTTAATCTCCGCACCGCATCGGTCACACACTTTTTTTGTTGCCATCACAAAAACCTCCTGTCAAAAGTTGCGCCGTACTGCTTCTGAAACTGAAACCCACTATTGGCAAACTCGCACGCGCCCTCCTCGTCCGCACCGGGCAGCGTCACGATAAACGATGCAATGGAGAAGTAATAACCGCCGTTCCCTGCGTCTGCGTTTGCGTATGCCTCACAAATGGGGTTCCTGTTGTGCATGATCGTCACCCTTGCACGGCAGCCGTAGGTATCGTCATCCTCCCATTTTTCGTGCTCTATTTCCGAGACACTGGTGATAGCGGCGTCCAGCACCACATTCTTAAATAAACCGGACGCACGAGCGCAGCAGTCGTAGTCGGTCATTTCAATGCGGATTTTCACGCCATTGTCCAGTTCAATGCGGTCGTCATCCCACTTCACAATGCGCCGGTAAAGCAAAAGCTGGCAAAAAGCGTCAAAAGTAATTTCTTTCATCACATTTCCTCCTCCAGTTTGTCCAGCGCCTTTCCGATGAGTTTCCAGCGGTCAACGCCGATGTCCCGCGCCTCCAGCAGGCCAAGCCGCACCACGTCAGGTGCCACCTTGCCGCCGGTAGCGTCGGACACTCTCTGTGCCCAGCCAAGTTTCGTTCTTTGCTGGTAGGCTTGCAGCCGTATAAAAACATCCCGTTTGATCTCCGCCATCGCGCCCTTTGGCTTAAACGGTGTGGCGGGTTCCGCCGGCTGCGGTGCTGGGTCTGGCTGGGCTTCGCTTTCATCGCGCTGTTCGCTTTCCTCCTGTACCTGTACAAACGTGCCAATGGGGAGAATATCGTCCTTGTTGAGTATTTTTATCGCCGGTACGCCCTCCGGTGCGACCGTATAGATGGTGTCCTCATTTTCCACGCCCAGCGCAGGAAACTCCTCAACGGCGTAGGACGTGACCTCCTCCGGCAGCACCAGCACGCCCCGCACCAGCCCCTCTATGATATGGTTGGTTACGCCCTGCGCTATCTGCATACCGCCCTTCACGCGGACGATCAGCACCTTTCGTTCCGTCATTTCTGTTTCTCCTTTCGCAGTTCATTTACAGCGCATACAAGTTCATTGATCTTGCGCTTTTCGGGAGTGTCCATCCAGCTTTCGGGCAAGAACTCGATCTCTTTCACCTTTTGTGCTTTTTTTACTTCGCTTGCGTTCTCCCACCGTCCGATGCGCTTATAGCCCTTGAAGCTGTTTTCTGCCTCGTACTTGGTGATGCAGTCCTCCTCACCGTCCGTAAAATGTACGATCGGCTCATAGAACCCACGCTCCCGGCATTTCTCACACCGGCAGATGCTCTTGATGTACCCCACTCGGCCATCCACAGTCTCCACAAAGTCTCCCTCGCGCAGGTACTCCGGCATCATCAACAGTTTCGTCGAGCTCATCTTGTCGAGCTCGTCCTTTTCCGCATATCCGCAATCCCTGACCGCTCTTAGCCACGCAAAATCGTACTTGCCAATGCGAGTAAAATTCTGCGGCAGATCCTCTATATTGCCACTCCAGCCCGTCTGCGTCCCATCGTCCCACTTAAAAATGAAGCTGTGAAACCGCCCTGGCCTCTGGTAAGACGACACATATCCGGTAAGCGTCTTGGAGGATGTGCCATCGGCACGTTCCAACCTCACATAATCTCCCACATGAAAGGTGTATATCATCCCTGCTCGACCTCCTTCAGCACTTTCTCCGCCTCCTCGCTGGTGAGGAAAACAGTTCGACCAATGGCAAACCGTAGCGGCGTGATAGCCTGCGCAAGGGTGTCCGTAGCCAGAACCGCGCTCACTCCCGGCTTTGAAAATCCGTTCACTCTGAACTCAATAGCGGTTTTCTCTACGACCTCACCGCAAAAGATCGTATATACCTTGGCACCCACCCTGAATGGAAGTACCACCAATCTTTTCTCTTTGCCTGCCTTGCAGATTTCTCGTATCATATCGATCCCACCGCACTCCCCAACAACAGTGCAAAGGTCGCTCCAGTCTTTAATCAACTCAGACACTTCCTCCGGTGTCAGCCCCGTGTCCTCGTAGGCGGCAAGGCGATCCTTGAGGCGATTGCGGCAGTACAGCGCAGTGCAGTCAGCCATCGGCTTACCATGCTTACCCGTCCAATCCGCTTTGCACTTCTGGCAGTCCATCATTGCCTGTCCATCGGTGTCGCGCTTCGTCAGTCGTTTATTCATCTCTGCTCCTCCACATAGCACCAGCTCTGCGGTGCGCGCTTAATGTCACCGCTCAAATTTTTGCAGCCTGTGCATTCCCATGTGTATTCTGCATGGCAAGAATTGCACGGGTCAGTTGCACGCTGGAACTCACCCAGCTTCTTCGGCTTATCGTAGATTTTCAGGGCGGAGATATGCCAAAGATACCCGCCCCTCCCTCTCGGCTCGCTGTGTGATAAATAGCCGACAATCTCACTTTCAGATAGGCACATTTGCTTTTCGTATGCTTTGATTTCCTTGTAGCCGCTAAACCTTATTCCCCCGTCAGGGTCAGGCACTTTGACAAATAGGCGACCCGCATATTTGCCAAAGGTTCCCCGCACAACCAGTTCAATTTTGGAGCAGGTAAACTCGGCAATGACTTTGCCTCCGCCATAAAACTGCGGCTTTGGATAATCCGTTGCAATAAAGTCCTCGTGCGGGTACTTCGGCAGCGTGCAGTAGATATAGCACTTGAACGGTGTTTGCAGCTTTGGACGGGTCTTTCGCACCTCAATCGTCTTTTCGCCGTTGACGATCTTCTCGCACCACTTGGGACGAATGCTTATCATCACGGCCTTGCTCATACCTTTTCCTCCTGTTTCAATATCCCCATATCAACGCATAGGCCAATCAGTTTGTCGTCGTTCAGCTCTACGGCCCGCTTCGCAATTTCTGTGAGATAGCCGTTCAGCAAAGTAAGCCCGATGCCTATTCCAAAGGCGTTTTCTCTTGCCGCCCGGCTCCTGCTTGCGCTCACCGTCCTGTCGATCTCCTCGACCAAGTTGTTGTAGTTCATTTTCACTCTCATGGCTGTTCCTCTTTCAGTTCCTTGTGTCGTTTTTGGTGGCAGTTGCGGCACAGCGAAACGAGGTTCTGTGCCTCGTCCCCGCCGCCCTGCGCCACCGGCAGTATGTGGTGTACTTCCATGTCCCCATCGTCAATGGGTATTGCCATGCCGTGCCGGTTGATAAAGGCGTGGAACTCTCCGCAGTCCTGACAGGTGAAGTTGTCCCGATACAAAATGCGGAGCGAATACGGATCCCGTCCACGGTTCCACACCGTCAGGTTGTCGAACTGAGCACGGCACTCATCGGAGCAGAAGCGGCGCCGTTTATTTTTCACCTCTCCGCCACACCACGGACACTGTCCTGGCTTTTCGTACTGGGGCTTATCGAAAAACACATTTTCCGCCCCGTACATCTTCACCGCTTCGTACAGAGGAGGAAACGGCCTTCGCTTTCCTTGCAGCTCCCAATAACGTTTGTATTTGCTCATTCTTCAATTCCTTTCGGTCGTTCCAACGGTCTATCCATGCCATAGGTCATAGGCAGAACTGTAAATAGTCCTGCAAAGTCTTTTTCGCACGGTTCACGCTCCGGCTGACCGTGCTCTTATTTACGTCGTGCAGCGCCGCGATCTCCGTCACCGTCATGCCGCCCTCATACATCTCTCAGGTACATCCACTGATCGTCCGTCAATTTCAGCGCCGCTTTCGGGAAGTGCCGCCGCAGCCGAAGCAGGGCGCCAAGGTTTGCCTCCCTGTCCAGCAGCATTTCATCCACCCTGCCGCCCAGCACTTCGTCCAACAGGACGTCCGTCGCCACATCTCCCATCCTCCGCATAGTCACGGTTACACATCCTCCCTGCCGTGGTAGCTCCTAACGAACTCACATTCCGCCTCTGCTGCGTTCACGGGCAGAGTAACGATAAAAGACGCGATGGAGAAGTAGTATCCCCCATTGCCCCCATCAGCGTTGGACTCGATCATACAAATAGCATTGCGGTTGTGCATAATCGTCACTCGCGCCTTGCATCCATAGGTGTCGTAATCTTCCCACGGTTCATATTCTATGTCCGATACCGCAGTAATCGCGGCGTCCAGTTTTACCTCCGAGAACTTCGATTCGACCCTTGCGCAGCAGTCCCAGTCCGTCATCTCAACCCGCAGTTTCAACCCGGTATCCAGTTCGATATGCTCCGCGTCCCACGCCACGATCTTCCGGTACAACAGTAGTTCTTTCAACTCATCAAAGCTAATTTCTTTTCTCATTTTCATCCCTCCTTATACCTCGTCACCCCAGCAGTCCCAGCCGCCCACCTGTTGGCGGGCAAACAGTTCGATGCGGGGTATATCTCCCATCAGTTCCACGATCCGGTCTCTCACCTCATCCGGCTTCCTGCTGTGCTCCCGCACGTGGCTCAGCACCACACTGTGTACGCCCTTGTTCACGCGCTTCGGCTTGCCCCTTGTCGCCAGCAGGCACAGCTCCGCGTTGGCCCGGGTCCAGAACCCAAGCCCCCAAAACAGCCCGTCCGACTTCCTGTTCTGCTTTACCCATGTAAACGCACAGGTCTTGTAGGTAAAGCCCCACTTACGGATCAGCTCCAAGCCTTCCTCCAAACACGGCATAGTCACCCACAGAAACAGCACGCAGTCCTCCGCCGCTATGCCCTGCACCGGCAGCGCCTGTATGTCCTCTTTTCTCATGCAGCGGTAATGCGCTTCCGCAGACTTCTTCTCCTTGCCCTTTGCACTGTACGTTTTGAACGTCCACGGAGGATCCGCGTAAATCACGCTGTACTTCTTATCAGTCCCGAAAATGTCTACCACCATATCCAAAGCACTCCCTCGATCTAACTTGCCGACCACTTGCGCCCGGCCCTTTGGCAACCGGTAGTCTAATCGCCGTGTCAAGGGAAGCAGAAAAACTTTTTCACCCACATATAACATCCGTGTCAACACTTTGCCGGCACCCTCGCACCAGCGCCGCACAAAGGTCGTACCTCCCCCTCACATATATGGCGCTTGCGCCCGCCGAAATTTTATTTTTTCGACCTCGGCCTTTTGACCGTTTCGTTTTTTCGACCCGGTTTCAAAACCACCCCCCTACCCCTAACTTGCCGGTAACTTGCGTGAGAAACGCGAATTGGTGTCGGAGAGGGGAACATGGGAGCGGGGAGGAGAGTTGCGTAGCAGGGAGAAAAGGCTTTGCCCTTCCGGTTTGTAAACCTCCCCCGGGTTGCCGTCCTGGGGGTGGTCAGGTGGTGCCGGTAGTGGTCAGCGGGTGCCGGTGCCGTCCATTTCCGCCGGATTTTGCAGGAAATACGCCCGCCGCCGGGTGACATTCCTTTCCATATTGTCCTAATATGTAAAGGAATGTCACATTTTTTGCAAGTTCTCATTCATTTCGTCCGCTTTCGGCCTCTGATTTGACGATTTTCGCCGGTTTTGGCTGTTTTGTCGGTGACGGCTGCCGCCTGCCGGATGGTCAGGGCATGGAGCCGGGGCACCCGCCGCCGCTGCCGGTCCCCGTCGGTCAGCTGTTCAGCCCGGAACATAGGCCGCGGGGCGACTCTCCTTCCCTCCCCTCGCCGCCGCTCTTTTCTTTCGGTCAGTGCTTCCCGCTGGTGGTCTCCGTCCTTCTCCGTTGTTCTCCTGCTTCGTGTGTCCTGCTGGGGGCTTTGGCGCTCGTTTCTGTTCCGCTGTGGTGGTTATATACGGGGATATATTTTTTCTTTATTCAACCGCGCCCGGAATTAACGCGCGCGCACGCGTGAGGGGCTGCCGCTGCTCTTTCCCGTTTCTTTGCCCTCTGTGGGGCTGCTGACGGCGTTTTTCTCTGGGGGTCGGTGTCGGGGGCATTCCTTCGACGCTCGGAAAGCGTGGCGGGGCGTTTCTGTCCGTTTTCTATATTTTCGGGGGCAAAGTCAAAAATCCGCACGGGCATAAAATTAGCACCGCTGGGGCGGGTTTGGTTCCGTCCTGGCGGTGCTGGTTTGGCCTTCTTCGGTTGTGCGTCCTGGGTCATGCGGTGACGATCTCGGCGGGGCTGGGGCTGCCGTGGAAGTCCCCGGCCCATGCTTGATATATTGCGCCGTGTTCCCCTACTGCCGTTACCCATCCGCGCACGGTGGCGGCCAGGCGGCACGGGACGCGGGGCCAGCGGCGTTCCACGTCAAGCCAGATTTGCAGGCCGTCCGCTGCTGCGGCTCTGATCTCCGCGGCGGTGTATAGCTGCGCTTTGCCCTCTGGTGCGATGTTGTACAGGTTCTCCGGGCTGGTGGTGTTGTTGGTCGTCATGGTGTTTTGTCTCCTCCCTGCGCCCTGCTGGGCGCGTCCGTGGTTAGTCCTGGGCGTTGTCCTGCTGCGCGTGGTAGCGGTCCCGCATGGCGTACAAGCGGCGGGAAATGGTGGACCGGTCAACCATCAGCGCGGCGGCTATCTCCGCCGTAGTGTACCCGCGGGCGGTCATGGTCAGCGCTACGCGGTCCACCTGGTCGCGGGCGACGCTCTCCACGCTCTCCCGCAATATCGCGGCGGCCTCTGGGCTGGGTGCTATCGCGTCGCAGTCCGTCCCGGCCTCGGTGTCGATCTGCCAGCGCTCGGCGCCGTCGTCGTCAATGGTGGCGGATATGGCGCGGGCGTGTCTCTGCTCGGCCCTGCTTATGCTGTGCGCGGCCTGGGCTGCTGCCCGGTACAGGATCACCGCCAGCGGCGCGGGCGCGTCCTGGGTCTCGTTACGATCCAGCGCGGCGCCCATCCGAGTCCAGGCGTCGGCGGCTACGGTCTGCGCGTCGTCCTCGGTCTCGATCCATGCGGCGCCGGTCTGGTTGCGGGCCTCTGCCTTCCGGCGCACGGTCCAGGCCATCGCCACAAGCGCGTTATACTGTTGTTCCCCGCTCATGCTCTCCCACTCGGCGCGGGCGGTCTTGGTGTTCTCGTTCATTGTCTGTTGCCCTCCTTTAGTAGTTTTCGGCGTTCTTCTGTTGCCGATAGTATTCGCGGCGTGCTGCGTCGTAGGCGCTCCGCTGGGTGGCGTTAAAGCCGCAGGCGGCGAAAAGCTCGTCGCGGTCGGTGTAGTCCTTTACGCCCTCGCAGTTACCGAAGCAGGCGCAAACGTCATAATCTGCTTGCCAGTTAATACCGTATTCGTGATTAAACATTTCATACAGGAAAGCGCCGCGCCAGTAGTCGAAATTGTCCGCGTTCTTCTGCTCCGCCTCGCTCAGCGTGTGCAGCAGCTCCGCGCCGTGCCGGACAAATTCGGCGTTCTGCTGGTCATAGTAGGCGCAGAAAACCGGGCTGAAAATCATATTTTTGATCTTCTGGCGCAAGGCTTCCCGTTCGGCGTCGCTGCCCGCAAACCACATGGAAACGTGGGGGCGGCGCTCTCCGTAGTAGTTCATGAGAAAATAGCGCTTGCGCTGTGCGTCCTCGTGGCTGCTGACGGTGGAAAGCTCCGACTCTGTAAAGAGTTTCTCGGAAAGCTCCCGGCGGTAAAGCTCGCGCAGCTCGTCCCGGCTCTTGCCTTTGTGGTGTAGTTCGTAGTCGTTCGCATATTTAATGTGCTGGCCGTCGGCGGTGACGCAGGCGGAAAAACCGAAATAACCGCCGAAGTCGATATAATAGACCGTGTGCCCCTTGATCGTCTCCACTTCATCCGCGAAGCTGGCCAGATCCGCCGCGCTCATGCTCTCGATGTCCTTGATAGTGTAGTTTTTGAGCTCCATTTTTTTAGTCCTCCTTGTAAATAATAGTTATGGGGCGGGGCTGATACGCTCAACCCCTCCGGAAGCGCTAGGCGGCTACCCTTCCACCGTTTCCACGGTCAGCCGGACCGCCTCAAAATCTGTAATTAGACCGCGGGCGCAGCTCTCGAAAATCGTTTGCAGCTTCCCGGCCTTCCTGACGTTCTCCGCGGTTCCGTAGCGCTTCCAGACTTCCAGCAGCTGCCGCCGTTCCGCCGTGATAAATTCCTTTGTGTAGCGTTTCATTCTCGCCACCTCCTTAAAAACTGGGCTGCAGCCGGATTTCCCACGTTCCGCAGATGTCGCCCGCGGCGTTCTTCCGGGCCTTTTTCATGGCCTTTTCAATCGCCGCCGCCTTGTTTGGTGCGCTCACGGTAAACGCCTGGTGCTTGCCGCCATTGTCCACGCAATGGAAAGAAAACTTGTAATTTGTCATCGTCTGTCAACCTCCAAAAAAATATTTATTGAATGTTTCTACTTGATATTATAAAGGAGTTACTTTCAATTTGCAACTGTCACTTTCAACAAATTATTTCAATCGTAAATGTGCAACTTGACAAATTAAACAAATCGTTGTAAGCTATGCACAAAAAGCGGCTTTACCGGTAGACTATAAGCAGGCCGCCCGGAAAGAGGTGATACAAAATGCAGATTTCTAAACTCGTGCGGCGTCTCCTGCTGGAGTACAATATCAGCGGAAGCGAATTAGCGCGGCGCATGGGCACCACCCCGCAGAACATCAACCAAAAAATCAACAATGACAATTGGTATGTTTCATCCTTGGCCGCCATCGCCGCCGCCCTGGGCTGTGGCTTTTCGGTGTCCTTCCACCTGCCGGACGGCCAGACGATGACCGCGGAACAGCCCGCCCCGGCGGAACAGCCGGAGCAGACCACCCCCACCACCTGAACAGCAGCCCCGGAAAAATGCGGGGCAAAACACGAACAGCGCCCCCGGAGATTTTCCGGGAGCGCTTTTTTATGCCCAAAACCGGGCGGAAAGGAGAACAAAATGCAGCTTTTGCAATTTGAGGACATCCACACCGGCGGCGACTATATCGCCGTTGCCACCTCCGGCGACCTGTTCCGCGCCAGCTACAGCGAGAAACATAAAAATATGTTCTTCGCCATCCCGTCAACGTACCGGATCGCCGGGTATCGCCCCGCCGGTCTGGTCGAGGGCGACCGCGTGCGCGTCCACCTGTACGACACCAGCGGGCGCGAGATTGTAACGCGCCATTTCGGCGACGTGTTCACCGTCCGCCGGGAATCCGGGCGGCTGGGCATCGACTGGAACACAGAGCGCAGCCCATACACCAGCCGCGGCGAGGTGTTCAGCCCGTTTTACACCTTTGCCCAGTCCGTAATTTTTGAGCAGCTCGGCACCGGTTATAAATTTTATTGGGACAACATAACGGACAGCATCAAGCGAAAGGAGCGCTAAAAATGACCGTCTTTTCCTATATCGTCACCGCCACCGGCGCCGCCACCCTGGCGGCGCTTTTTGTTCGTCTGCTGGACCGAATCGACCAGCCCCGCAAACGCTGAACAGCCGCGCCGCCTCTGGGGAGTTGGGCGCACCAGCTCCACCCCATCGAGAAAAGTAAATTCGTTCCCTTGACACGGGGAACAGACTACACAACAGGAGGAACACAACATGAAAATCGCCGGATATTGGGCTTGCAGAAATGAGATCATCGCCGCCCGCCTCGCCGCCCCGCACAGATACGAACCGTTTACGGAGTTTTTCGACGTGTCAAAACTCGACGCCATCCGCGACAAATACGGCGTTGACCTTTACCGCGAGTGCTACGCGGACGCGCTGCACGAAGTCAAGGAGGCCGCCAACGTCACAACCCATCTTCGCGCCCAAGGCTGATATTTGCGTCCTGTTTCAGTGCCCCACCCACTAACCACACCACGCCCGCCCCGGAGGTCACGAGGGCAGAAAGAAACACAAAATGAACACCAACAAAACCGAATCCATCCGCTTTTTCTGGAACGGCATCAAGGTAAACGGCGGGAAGCTGATCCGCTGTTACTACTTCACCGACAGCCGCAGCGACAGCGTTACAATCAGCGCCCGCGATTATGACCACCTCCCCCGCGACCTGTTCACCGTCAAGAACGAAACCGATCTTTATACCGACTATTTTGACAGCGACAGCGCCACCCTGACCCCGGCGCACCCCCTCTATAAGTACGCCCGCGCCGCCGCGCTCAAATCTGCCATGCGCGGCGAGCCTGAGTATATCGCCAAACTGGAACAGGATGCCCAGGACGCCCAGCAGCCGGGCCGCTACCACTGGCGCAAGCCGGAGGACATCCGCGCCGAGATCGACCGGCGGCAGGCACAGTTTGACCGCAACGCCGCCGAGCTGGCCACCCTGCCCAAAGGCCACCCCACCGCCGCCGATGTGGAAGCCGTCCACGAGATGAACACCGCCGCCGAGTCGGCGCGGCTGGCGCGTGAACACGCCGAGCAGCTGGAACGCCGGGAAAAGGCCATCCGCACCCGCAACGAAAACCGCGCTTTCATCGAACAGACTGCCGCCGCACACCCCATCAAGGACGGCGCCCCGGTCGTCACCGTAGAATGGAGCGAAAACGGCGCTTTTGATGATGGTATGAAATTCTCCGTCGCCGCCGCCGAGATCATTTTCAAGACGCTGGACGAAAAAATTTCCGCCGACCAGGAACGCGGCTATGACAAAACCAGCTTTTCCATTGCGTATACCGACGCCGACGGCGAGCCGAGCACCTACGAAGGCCGCTATGACCTGGGCGACAACGACGGCGGACTCATCGCTCACATTCGCAGCTTTGGCGCGTTCCTGCGCGACAAGGGCAATTTTGGCAACGGCAAGCCCACCGACGAGGACAAGGAGACCGGCGCGGCCATCGTCGCCGTGGCCGACCTGCTGGAACAGTACACCGAGGGCGGGCGCGTGGTCTCCGTCATGCCCGCGCCCTGGCTGGAAGAATACAAGCGCCGCAAGGCTGAACAGGCACAGCAGGAGCAGGAACAGGCCCGCCAGGACTTCGCCGACATTCTTGAATCGGTGCAAATGCTGACGGATGAACAGATTGAACGTGCTGTTTTCGCCATCAGCCCCACCGACGCGGAAAAGCTGGACGTGGCCCGGTTTTTCCTGCAAGAGCTCAGCCGCCGCGACGAGGCAAACGCCTTGGCGGTGTTCCGCCGCTGGAAGCGCGGCGAAAATCCCGAACAGCCCGACTAAACCGAACAGGGGCGGCCCAGCGCCGCCCCGGAAAGGATGAACACCATGAGGAGAAAAATTTTGCACAAGGCAAAACTCGTTATAACTGTAGAAAGTGACCGCTGCTCCGGGCTTATCAATACAATTTCTGTTTTTGACAACAGGACAAATAATTATTGGGGAGCCGAACAGATAAAAGAGCGTGGAATATTGCAATTTCTTAACACAGCAGACATGAAAGAAACCCTTAATTGGAATTTGAACGGAGACAGTTCTTTATATCAATTCAAGTGGGGACAGTCCAGCAGAAAATTCTCTGAAGGTATCGCTTATATTTTCCAGTGATCCGCGAAAACGCTACCATCTGAACAGGAAGGAGGAAACCGCATGAACACCGAAAGCAAAAACTGGATATGCACCGATCCCGACTGTGCCCAATACCGCCGCCAGGCGCCGGAACACGGCCACAACGTCTTTGAGCTGGCACAGGTAAACCAATACGGCGCCGGTCTGTTCCGCGTCGCCCACGGTTTTGTCTATCTCGACAACGACTTGGACGGGCGCGAGCGCGACTCGCTGTGCGAGCTGTACGACTGGGACGCGGAGATCATCAACAGCCCCGACTTCAACGCGATTTTGGCCGAGACGGTTTTCGAGACGTCCGCCACCGAGTACGACACCGACGCAGAATTTTCCACCTATACGGACGCCGCCCAGGCATTAGGCCGACTCATAGGCGTTGACGTTTCCGCCATTATCTGAACAACGAAAGGAGAAATCACCATGTCCACCATCAAGAATCCCATCCCGGAGGCAGCCATTGTCCGCGCCCACTGCGCCGCCATCGCTGCCAATGCTGCCGTTTTGAAAGACGTTATCACCGGCGACCCCACCGGCGACACCGCTACCAACGCCATTTCCGCCATCCGCCACAGCCTGGACGAGCTGGAAGCCTACGCCGAACAGCGCCGCCAGGAAAACAGCGAACAGCGCGACGATACCCCCTATAAGCACGTTTATTTCCGCCTGAACTCTGGTTATGAATGGGGCAAGGGAATGGGCCAGGACAAGACCGAGAATTTCTATAGCGACATTCTGGGTCTGTTCGCCGCCGAGGGCTGGACCATCAAAGAGCCGTACCGGAACGGCAGCGGCGCCACCGTCGCCAACGGGAACAGCTCCCTTTATATCCACCCGCAGGCGGTCAGCGGCTACGTCACCGAGGAATTGATCCCCGCCGTTTCCGCCGCGCTGGAACACGGCAGCGCCTTCCAGCACTACGCAACCGACATCTACGAGACCGCCTACAACTGGACGGCGCAGCAGTACCGGGGCTATCTGAACAGCAAGCGCGGTGACATCAACGCCGCCCTGCTGGAAGCGTTCAAAACGCCCCGGCGCAACCTCTATAAATTCGACTACAACGCCCTGCCCGTGGTCATCAGCAAATTCCACGTCCAACGTCTGGACGGCCAGAACGGCCATTGCACCGGCGACATTACCGAGCAGGTGATCCGCGAAATGTTCACCGCTCTTGTGAACACCGGCAAGATCGACCGGGGCGAGACCAAGAACGGCGCCGCCTACCGCACCGCGCCCCGGCGGCGCACCTGACAAAGAAAGGAGCCCCCATGCCCACACGGATCAAGACCCGCACCGCGGCCACAGAGCAGGAGCGCCAGCAGCTCCTCTCCGCCGCTGCCGCCCTCCGCACCGCCGCGCCGTACCTCAACGCCGAGCAGCGCCAGCGCGTCTGTCAGGCAGCGAACAACTGTATTGAACAGCACCGCCGCACCATCCACACCGCCGAATTGGCCGCACTCATCGCCCAGCGCGACGCCCTCACCGCCTGAACACCAAACCAAAAATCTACAAGGAGGCCACCGCCCATGTTTACCTACGCCACCAAGAAAAACCGTTATGGAGATGAACACATCGCCGTTTCCGCCCACGGTGCCGAGATCGCCACCATCAAGCCCAGCTCCTACTACGGCAACACGGAATATATTGTCAGCGCCACCACCGGCGACGACGACCGCGGCGACTACCTGGGCCGCGCCTCCACCATCGCCGGAGCGAAAAAGAAGATCCGCGACTGGTACAGCGAACACAGCGCCGCCGTGACCACCGCCGCAGCGAACAGCCGCGCCGCCGATCTCCGCCGCCTGCCGTCCTTCGACAACAGCGGCTTTTACCCCACGCCCTCCAAACTGGCGGGGAAAATGCTCTCCTGCGTGGACTGGAAAAATGTTTTTTCTATCCTCGAACCCTCCGCCGGTAAAGGCGACCTTGCCGATGCCGTTTCCGCTTTCGCCCGCAACTACAGGAACAGCCGCCGTATCTCCTTCAACGAGAACGACACCTACATAGACTGCATCGAGCGCGACAGCGACCTTGCCGCCCTCCTGCGCGGCAAGGGGCTGCACGTGGTCCACGATGATTTTCTCACTTTCCGCAGCTTCAAGCAGTACGACCTCTGCATCATGAATCCGCCTTTCGACAGCGGCGACGAACACCTTTTGCACGCCCTCTCCCTCATGGAGCGCGGCGGCCAGATCGTCTGCCTGCTGAACGCTGAGACCATACGCAACCCCTACACCAACCGCCGCAAAATTCTTTTGCAGCGGCTGCACGAACACAACGCCCGCATTGAGTTTATTGAAAACGCCTTCCGCCATGCCCAGCGCCCCACCGACGTGGAGATCGCGCTGGTCTATGTGAACATACCGAAAAAAGAAATCCCCAGCGACATTCTTTCCTCCCTCCGCCGCGCCCACGAAAAGAGCACCCCAAGCAGCGAACAGGCCACAGACCTTGCCTCCGCCGACTGGCTGCAGAACATGATCGATGGCTATAACTTCGAGGCCGCCCTGGGCGAAAAGCTTATCAACGAGTTCGCCGCCCTCCGCCCCTACATGGACCCCGGCAAAGATCACGGAGAACCCCTCCTGTCCCTCAAGGTGGGCAACAGAAACACCGGAAACAACGCCACCATGCTGAACGCCTACCTTTTCGGTCTCCGCGCCAAGTATTGGAGCAACCTCCTGCGCCGTCCGGAGCTCACCGACAAAATGACCTCTGCCATGCAGCAGGACTATTACGGCAAGGTCAATTCTCTCTCCGAGTACGATTTCTCCCGCTACAACATCGAGACCGTCATGCGCGAGATCGCCCACCAGCTCTCCCGCGGCGTCGAGGATTCCATCCTTGACCTGTTCGAGCAGTTTTCCGCCAAGCACTCCTGGTACCCGGAGTGCGCCAACAACATCCATTACTATAACGGCTGGGCGACGAACAAGGCCCACAAGGTGGGTATGAAGGTCATCATCCCCTCCAACGGCTGCCACGCCAGCTGGGGCCGCGAAAAGCTGGACAGCTACCGGGTGAACAGCCTGATCTCCGATCTGGAACGCGCTATGAACTATCTGGACAGAGGCGAAACCTCGTTCCACACGCCCATAGGCAACGCCATCCGCATCGCCAACGCCGACTACACCAACAAGGCGGATTTCACCTATTTTACCTGCACCTTCTACAAAAAGGGTACCTGCCACATCAAGTTTAAGCCGGAGGCGTCCCGCATCATCGACCGTCTGAACATCTTTGCCGGTCAGAAAAAGAACTGGCTGCCGCCCACCTACGGCAAAAAGCACTACGCCGACATGACCGCCGAAGAACAGGCCGTCATTGACGACTTCCAGGGTGCCGAGTCTTACGAAAAGACTATCGCCGACCCCTCCATGCTCATCACCTCCGGCAGCGCCCTCATGGCGCTGCCCGGAATGTGAGCGAACACCACACGAAAGGAGCACCACACCATGACCCCCGAAAAGCTTTTGGAAAACCTCTACGCCATCGCCTATTCCCTCCCGGAACAGGAACGCCGATTTTTCTGCTCCCTGGAACCCGCCATCGACCCGAACACCCACGGGAAGATCAACGCCGGCTACCAGCTGGCGCTCCTGGTCCGCGCCATCCGCACCGACATGGCCCAGCAATACAAGCGGGATGACAAGCGCCGCACCAGTGCCACCGCCTTGCGGCGCCTATACAACGCCTCCGTTTCCAAGCAGGGCTGGATCCGTCCCCATTTCGCCGGCGCGTTTCTGGACGAACAGGGCCGCCAGTGCATCACGGACGGCTTTACCCTTCTTCGCCTGAACACGCCCTCCACCGCGCTGCAATGGGCGCCGCCGCCCAATGACCCTCACGTCTATGACACCATACCGGAGATGCTGAACAGCGACGGCGCCACCGTCACCCTCAACCTACCAACTGCCGCCGAGGTACGCGCCAAGATCGCCAGCGACCGGGCAAAATACAAGGCCGAGTCCCACCCCGCAGGGGACACGCTCTCCACCTGCTTCAGCTGGGGCGACGGTCTGCCAATGGTCAACGCCCTTTATCTCCTGGACGTTCTGGAGGCGCTTCCCGGCTGCACCGCCGCCTGCCGCCCCGGGGAGCTGTCCTTGGTCTATTTCCACAGCCCGGACGGCGACGCCATCATCATGCCCATCCGCAGGCACATCGCCAACAGCACCGACGAACAGGAGGAACAGGAATGAAAAACAAATTCTGCCCCTACAAAAAGACCTGCCGCGACAACTGCTACGGCGAGACCCCTTGTGCACTTGCACAAGCCTTTGACGGCCTCGCCCGCAAGATCGACCGCAAGACCGTCTGCATAGATTCCCTACGCGCTGAAAACGCCGCACTGAAAGCACGGCTGGAACAGGAGGAACACAACGTATGAGCCACATCTGCAAAATGACCGGCATGGAAACCGTGCTGCCCTGCGCCGCCCCGCAGTGCCCCGCCTACGGCGATTGTGCAGCTGCCTATGCCAAATCCCAGCAGGGATTCCAGTTGGAACAGCACCCCAAAACAAACCTTGAACACTTCCGCGAGATGACGGCCGAGCAGTTGGCGGAGTGGATCATGTGTCCCTACTCCGCCGACCCCGACCTCTGCCTCGACGAGGATTGCGTCAAATGCTGCACCGACTTCCTCAACGCGCCCTATGATGGCTTTGACCTCGACCCCGGTGAACAGAAACAAAAGTAGACTGATGAAACGGCAAATTCCAACTTGACACACCACCCAATGGGTGGTATACTCAACGCGTAAGATATGGATCGCCGCTACCGCGGCAGGGAGGAAAATATGACTACCATCAACATCAAGGGCCTCAAGAAGGCAGCGTCCGCGACCAAGGGCCTGACTGGTCGCTACGGCAAAATGTCCGTGCAGATGATCTACGACAGGGCTACCGGGGAGCTCTCCACCCACGAGTTTGTCGATCACAATAGTTGGATCGACCTGAGCGACCGCCCCGAATGTGTCAACGTCGGGAACTTCTGCGAGCCGGCCACCATGAGCGAAATCGCCGAGCGCGTAGAGATCGCCGTAGCCCAGCGCGATGCGCTGGCGGCGTTGATCTAAACCAAGAGCGTATTTAGAGGAGGAGACCGCCCATGACTGATAAACTGTTTAACACCCTGTGGACTGCCGCCTTGGACTGCGCCGACCGCGACACCTACGTTTCCGACTGGGCACTTTCTTCCGCCTGGGGCGACGCCCCGGAGGCGGACGTCCCGGCGGACCGCGTCGAGGAGCTGGGCCATCTGTGGGACGCGGCCCACCTGACCATCCGCGACATCCGCGCCCATACCGGCTTGTCTCAGGCCACATTTGCCGTCCGATACTGCATCCCCCGCCGCACCATCGAAAACTGGGAAAGCGGGGATCGTCAGTGCCCCGATTATCTGCGCTTGCTCCTGGCGCAAGCCACAGGCATCTATACAAGGCCATGAACAGAAAGTGCGTCATCTGCGGAAAAGAGTTTTATGCACCGCCTTCCAGCAAAAAGATCACCTGCTCCAAGGCGTGTTCCGCTGTCCGAAAAAGCCAGACACACAAAGGGAAGCCCCACAAATGGAGCGCCGATAAACGCGGCAGTGCTCGTGCAGCGGCGGCAAAGACAGGCAACCTGCGTAATGGAACAAAAGCGGCGCTTCAACTCCCCGAAGGGCAGCGCGGCCCCCAGAACAGGGAGTCCAAAATATGGCACCTCCGCGACCCTGCGGGGAATCCTGTCCTCGCCGTCAACCTTCTGGACTGGGCGCGGCTCCACGCCGCAGATTACTTTGACATGGAACCGACCGACCGCAGCGCACATACCATCGCCACCGGTTTTTGCCAGATCAAACTGTCTATGGAGGGCAAGCGTTTTCAGAACGGAAAGCCGACCCCTGTCAGCACCTACAAAGGCTGGACGCTCGTTGCGTGGGAGGATGGTCCGTCGCACAAATCCCATAAAAAGTAGAGACAGGAGCGCCAAAATCGCTCCTGTTTTGTCGTAATTCCCACAGAACGCCCTTGCTATTGCCGCCTGAATGTGCTATTCTGACGACAAGAACAGCAAGGAGGCCAATACCGCCCATGACACGAGAGGAATTTATTTTTGCCGCCCACAGCATCCTGCCCTACAGCTTCGAGGACACCAACGCCGCCCTGGACCGTGCCTTTGCCGCATCACCGGAGAAGCAGGCATACACGCCCCACGACGTACAGGCGTTGGACCTCGCCCTGCGCCTTTCCGGGGCATCGCCCGAGCTGTCCGATATTGTCATGGACGAGCTGGATATAGAGGCGCTTTCCGACCCGGAACGGCAAATGACCGCTGCGCAGTTTATCGACGAGGCGGAGCGCCAGGGCTTCCCCCGTCGCCTTGCGGAGCTGGTGACGCAGCACAGCGAACAGGAAACCTACGACATTGCCGACATTGACAGTCTCGGCATTCTCGATCTTGTCATCACCCCGGACCGCTACGACGACCCGGAGATCCACAAAACCATGCAGGCCATTTTCTCCGTTTTCGACGGGGAATAATGATATATCAAAACCGAAAGGGGAACAAAACTATGACTACAAACTACACCTGCCCGGAGTGCGGCGCCACCGTTACCCAGGAACAGCTCAGCATCAAGGGGATGTGCCCGGAATGCGGCTGTCCCTCATCTACCATCTACGCCGACCAGCAGAAAAAGGACGCGCAGGAACGTCGCGAAAATGCCGCCAAGGAAGAAGCCGCAGCCGCCGCGCTGCCCAGGACCTCCGACATTCGCTACAAAACCGGAGCCGCCCATATGCTGGAGGTGTTCGCGTACATCGTCTGGGTATGCGGCGGTATCAACGTTATCGCCATCGCCATCTCGGCCAGCCAGCTTCGTTATTCCTACTATTCCTCCGGCGCAACAGGCACCACGCTGTTTTTCCTGGCGGTTGCCGCCGCGGTATCCGCCCTGGTTTTCGGCGGCCTGCTCTACGGCGCATCCAAACTGCTCATTGACGTTCACGCCGCCCGCGTAAACCTGGAACAGCTCAACAAAAAGAAGGAGGCGCAGCAGTAATGGCCCTAAAGACCTGTCCCCACTGCGGCCACAGCGTAAGTGACCAGGCCATAAAGTGCCCCTCTTGCGGCAAGGACCCCCGTTATACAGACTTCCAGCTGGAACAGCAGGAACAGCAGCGCAAGAAAAAGCGCAGAACCGTCGGCATCATCGTCGCCATCCTCGTAGTGATTATCGCTACCGTCTGCGCTATCTTTCTCCCGAACAGGATTCGCTATCAAAAAGGAATTGCTTGCCGCGAAGCTAAGGACTACGAAACTGCAGTTGATATTTTTAATTCTCTTGGCAGTTACAGAGATTCCGACCAAATGGCACTATTATCCATGATGGATTACATTTTTGCCCACCCCACCAGTAATGATCCCATATCAGTAAAGTACGCCGAGCGGTTAATGGAGGCCGGGTATGCTACATCTCTCCCATCAGACAATCCCAGGGGCACGATTACCCATTCTTCTTAGTACAAAAGCAAAACCCCGCACGGCATCAGCCGTGCGGGGTTCTTTTGCCCATAAAATTGTTCTTGACATTTTGCGTTCCATAAACTATAATCTAATTATCGGAACGCAGAAAGTGAGGTGTAACATGAGTCCGAAAACCGGGCGCCCGAAGTCTAAGCACCCAAAGAATGTTGACGTTAAAGTTCGTTTCGACGAGCTTACGCACGAAAAGTTACTGGCGTATTGTGAAGAACACAACATAACCAGAACCGAAGCATTACGGCAAGGTGTGCAGTTACTTCTGACGCAAAAAAAATAAGTGTCTCGCCTCCACCCTTCCACAAGCGAAGCGAAACACTTATCCGCCAGCACCGCACGGGCGCCGTCTAAATCTTATTATAGACGCCGCCCCTGCGAAAGTCAACAGCTTTCTGCAGGGGATTTTTGCGCCCATTTTTGGAAATCCACCTTCGGAATCCCTTGACACGGCGTGTAGTATGCTGACTACCAAATCAAAACCGAAAGGAGATAATTCCATGAATGAGTTATCCATTATCCACAAGAACGGCGTTGACGTGATCGACAGCCGCGAAGTCGCCGAGGCCATTGGCAAGAACCACAAGGAACTCCTGAGGGACATCCGCAACTTCGTTGAGATCCTTGAAAAAGCTACTGAGCGCAAATCTGCGCTCAGTGAAAATCTCAGCGAATCTAACGAGCCCAACTTTGGGCTGGCTGAAAAATCTACTGCGGGAAAATTTTCCCTCAGTGACTTCTTCATCCCCCACACCTACACTGACAGCACCGGGCGGACGCTCCCCTGCTACCTGCTCACCAAGAAGGGCTGCGACATGGTGGCAAACAAGATGACCGGTGAAAAGGGCGTTTTGTTTACCGCCGCCTATGTCACCGCCTTTGAAAAGATGCGCGAGACTGTCACCTCTCCCACTATGATTCCCGGTCTCTCTCCCCAAACACAGGCTCTTATCAACATGGAGCTGCGCCAGAATAGAATCGAAGCCGAGCAACGAGAGCAGAAGCAGGCGTTCGCGGGTCTGTCTGAAGATCAGCGGAAAACTAAAAACGTTGTCATGACCGCCCTTAGCACCTTCGCCGCTGCACCCACCGACGAGGAGCGCTGGCGCGACGTGATGAATCGAAAGGTACGCGCCATGTGCGAGGAGTACGGCCTGAACTACCACACCACCATCGGTGAGATGTACGCCGAGTTGGAGCACCGTGCCCATGTCAATCTCTCCGTCCGGCAGAAGAACCTCCGTGAACGTATGCGTCTCGGCGGTGCGAAGTACGCCCAACGGGAAGCCGTAAGCAAACTGGTGGTCATCTCCCAGGATGCCAAACTCCGTTACATCTATGAGGCCATCGTTCGCGAGAAGGCCGCCCAACTTGCCGCCTCTCGTATGCGCTGAAAGGAAAATTACAATGGATATCGACATCAGTACCTCCGAAAAACTCCATGAATACCTTATGTCCCTCGTGGATAGGGAGAAAAGAACGGGAGTTCCGTCATCCGCAGAGGAACTTGCGCCCGCCATTGAGGAAATGTTCCGACAGCAGGCAGAACTCCAGCGGAGGCTTGACAAACTCTCCCAAAGGAAGAAAACCCCCTTTAACAACAATGTGCCCCTTCTGTTGTCTGACAAGTACAAAACGTTGGCAACGGAGGATCAGGTAGCTATATTCGGAGCTCTGTGCCTGCACCTCGTCATGGCCGTTGACAGCGCTCGAAACGGCGATTTCAAGGAGGCCAATTTGCACATGATTACTGGCGGCATGGAGCAGGAAGAAGCGAACTGCCCTTCCTATATGGAACTGTGGATCGCCATCAGCAGGTTCATTGATGCCCTCCGGGATGGGATCGTCAGTTTTGATGCCACCGAAGAAACCGTGTGATTACACTCTGTATACCCGCATTCACCCCATGCACCATTTATTCAATAGGAGGAAACCTACCATGACAGTCCGAGAAATCTGCGCCGTCCTCGAATTTGACGATGCTAAAAAGTCTCGCATCGATCTTACGTTCGGCGCGAACTCCGTTCCTTTTAATCCTGCCAATGACCTTGAGGTACTGGCCTACGGTGATTTTGTTATTGAAACCTGCCACATTTGGGAAGGCGGCGTTGAACTCGTCCTCAAGCAGCAGTTTGTCAAGAAAGGCGGCGCAGCATGATCCCCTCCAACATCCACCTGGGCGATACCGTCACCCGCCGCATCGAGGCCACAGACCGCAAAGCCACCGGAACAGTCGTTTACATCCACCCGGAGGGCCGCTACTACACCGCCGAATTTGACCTCGGTCTCTACAAAATCCGCGAGTCCTTCAACGCCTGAAAAATTTTTCAAAAACTTTCTGAAGTTCCCTTGACACGGGGCGCATACTTAAAATTGCCGAAGGGGACCCCCTTCCCCAACGGCTTCGGTGTAGCACCCCCGAATTATATAAGCTCCACCCTGTAAGCAGGAGCTGCGCCGGTCAATTCGCTGGAACGAAACCGGTGTCTCGCGTGCAATTCGCGCAGGGGAACTACGCAGACGTAGCTCAGTCGGTAGAGCACCGCGCCAGGAGGTATGTCGCTGGTTCGAGTCCAGCCGTCTGCACCAGATCCAGTGCTCATGCGAAGTACAAACTGAACGGGCTTCCGGGGATAGAGCACAAGAAGGAAGCAGAAACGTGTACCTATCGGGGCTAACCGCAAGCAGCCGACACGCAGCGGTGACAGCCGGGAAAGACCGGCACCCCCCTCATGGAGATGTGGCAGAGTGGTAATTGCGTTCTGCAACTCCCGGCAGGAACAGCCGTGGGTGAGTGGCACGGGAGCACACACGGCGAACGGAGGTTCGAATCCTCCCATCTCCACCATAGGCGTGACCTCTTGCCTCGCAGCCGCACGGAGCGTAAGCCTGCGGAAGTGGTCTTTCCTGTGCGCTGTACGAAAGCGGCGGGACGAAGAAATTTATGTATTGGCTGGCACCGGCTTTGTAAAGATGAACGGATGCGACCGACGTACCGGCGCAGGGCTGAAAAGTTCCGTGGTTGGTTCGGGTGCCGGCGTGTGCGGCGAAAATCCGAGGCGAAACCTGTAGATGTGGAAGCGGCGTGGTGGCGGCTGTCTTTGGACAAGGCCGCCGTGTAGGTCAGTAGCCATCCGCACCGGCACCCCGCCAACTGTGTCCCCGCAAAATTCGCAGCGTTAGTGTTCAACGGTCAGCACACCAGCCTTCCAAGCTGGGAGTGGCGGTTCAAATCCGCTACGCTGCTCCATGCCCGCCTGATGGATGACTTCCCCCGTCAGGAATGAAACCTCCGCATCTGGCAGCGGTGTCGCCGGGTCGAACCAGCCGGTAGCATGATTTGGGCGTGACAGCGAACGAAGGAACGCCCCACCCCCATCGGGGAGGCGGGCATCCCCCAGCCCGTCCTCCCCACTCTCTACGCAGGAGCGCCATTGGGGCGCTTGCACGGCACACACAGAAATCTCCTTTCTGCTGCTGTTGTTCGGACACATCAACACCTCCAATGTTCATGTTCTATTTTCCGTGCGCCGGCAAGCCATGCGGGTTCGACTCCCGCCTCCTGCTCCATCGGACGCGACAGGCGTCCGCGGTCCAGATAGGACCTCCTTTATAAATGCTGTGGCCGTAAGAAGCAGCACCGGGTTTTGTTCATTTTCCCCGGCTCCTGTTGGAATACAGGCAGGCCAAGCGATTTCTCCTTCCGGGCGGCGCGGTCTGGGCAGCCCGCCGCCCAACCCCCTGGGGGATTAGCTCAATCGGCAGAGCAGGCCGCTCATAACGGCCCGGTTCCGGGTTCAAGTCCCCGATCCCCCACCAGCCGCAAGGCGATAAAACGTTTCAGTCTAAAATCTACAACAGAAAGGAGGCACATTCCATGACCAAGAGCGAGTTTATTTCCACTCTGGCAGCAGCGACCGACATGAAGAAGTCCGACGTCGAGCGCGTGATCGCCGCCGCTGCCAACACCCTTACCGGCGTCATGCGCTCTGACGACAGCGTGAATATCTCCGGCTTCGGCATCTTCACCAGCAAGGTCCGCGACGCGCACCCCGGCAAGAACCCCGCTACCGGCGAGGCCATCACCGTCCCCGCTAAGCGCGTGGCCATCTTCAAGCCCGCAAAACAGCTCAAGGATGCCGTCAACAGCTGACGGCGCAGGGCCGTACCCACACAAAATATCCCACATTACGAGCCGGACGGCACACCGCCCTCCGGCTTGTTTTGTAAACTATATTTCCGTTGCGTTTTGAATATTTCCTATAATCCACACACAAACCACGAAAGGAGTAATTCCCATGATCTACTTCGACAACGCCGCCACCACACCGGTGCTTCCCTGCGCGTGGGAGGCCATGCAAGCCGCGCCGGAGGCAAACCCATCCAGCAGCCACGCCGCAGGGCGTGAGGCAAAAGCCGCGCTGGAAAACGCCCGCGCCGCCATCGCCCGGTGCCTCAACTGTGCTCCCTGCGAGGTCTACTTTACCTCCGGCGCCACGGAAAGCTGCAACTGGATGGTCAAATGTCTCCGCATAGAGACAGACAGCATCATCTACAACGACACCGTTCACCACGCCGTCAGCGGGGGCATCCACGCCTATTCTTCCCCCAATGCGCCCCGCGGAAAGCCCTCCGCCGTCCTTTCTCTCGTCAACAATGAAACCGGGCAGATATGCGATGTGGACGCTTTCTGCCGCAAAAACCGTCCGCACCGCATCGGCCTTGACGCCACCGCCGCAATAGGCCACCTCACCGTGGACTTCCGCGCCTCGGGCGCGGATTACATGGCCTTCGGCGGTCACAAATTTGGCGCTCCCAAGGGCATAGGCGCGTTGATTGCCCGGGAGGGATTCTCCATCGTTCCCATGATCTTCGGCGGCACACAGGAGTGCGGTATGCGCGGCGGCACGGTCTCCGTGCCTCTCGCCAGCGCTATGGCTGCTGCCCTTGCGTGGCACACCAAAAACATGGCCGACAACGTCATACATATCCATAAAGTCCGTGACCAACTCATCTTCGACCTGGCCCAGCTGGGCGTAGACCACATCGTGAATTTCAACGACGGCCACCGCCGGTTTACCGACCACATCCTCTCTATCCGTTTCCCCGGCGTCTACGGTGCCACCCTTGCCGCTGCACTCAGCGAAAACGGCGTCATGGTGTCTACTGGCTCCGCCTGTTCCTCCGGTGACAACGCCGCCTCCGCCAACCTCATGGCCAGCGGCCTTACCGAGCAGCAGGCACTGGAGACCATCCGCTTCTCCTTCGACTGGTACAACACCACCGCCGAGGCATCCGAGGCCGCCGGCATCATCGCCGATATCGTCCCCACTCTCCGTCGCGGCTAAATTTTGAAAATTTTTTCAAATCCCTTGCACAAAATCCGCATTTGCCGGTAGACTATACTATGACAAAATTCTGTAAGGAGGACACCACCATGTCTATCAGACCTGAAAAACTCAAGCAGTACATCTCCCTCAAGGAAGCGGCCCTCACCCTGCGCCCCGACTTCGCCGTAGACTGCAACGATCCCAAACCCGAAAGCGAAACCGCCACAGTCTCCGTCGTGCTCCATACGCCGTTCATCGGTCTGGACAGAACCAAGACTGCTATTGCCTCCTTGTTCACATTCTGCGACACGTTCATTGTCGCCGACAGCGATGTGATCCCCAATATCGTCCGCTTCACCTTTGGCGTGGACGGTATGCAGAAGGAGGAATGACCCCATGCTCGTCACCAACGTGATAAAGCGCGAATACCCCTTCACCGTCCGCCGCAAGCGGGACGGCGAGATTATGACCATGCTCATCACCGCCGAAAGTGAGTCCGCCGCCCGTCTGCTGCTTCCCGACACCGTGGAGCTGGTGGGATCACGCGAACCCCACAGGAAGGAGGAATGACCCCATTATGCCAAGACCCGCCCCTCAAATCATTGGGCAAAAGTTTGGACACCTTACCGTCGTCAAAAAAGCCGAAGAAAAAGGCCGTACAAGATACCTTTGCCAGTGCGATTGTGGCAACAGCGTCGAGGTCTTTGCATCGAGCATTATAAGTGGTCACACGAAAAGCTGTGGCTGTATAAAGCGCGATCAGCCTGCGCATAACTTCTTCGATATTACCGGGATGAAGTTCGGGCACCTCCATGTGCAAGGTGTCGACCACAAATTTAACGGGAGGGTTTATTATAAATGTCTGTGCGACTGTGGGAAAGAAATCGTTGTTCTCGGAAACTCTTTGAAGCGTGGTGCTACACACAGTTGTGGATGCGCACGATCTCAGGCGATTTCAAAAAAAATACGCACACACGGCGAGTCCTCCACACGGTTATTCCGGGTTTGGACCGGCATGAAAAACCGATGCTATAACAAAAACGAGCCGTCCTACCAGAATTATGGCGCTCGCGGAATCGGTGTATGCTCGGAATGGTTAAACAGCTATGAAGCGTTCCGAGACTGGGCTTTAGCAAACGGCTACGACGAAAATGCGCCCTACGGGGAATGTACGCTTGACCGAATTGACACAAACGGAGATTACTCTCCGGGGAATTGCCGTTGGGCAGATCTTACAGTTCAGGCCAACAATAAGACTACCAGCCACTTTATTGACTTTCGCGGTGAGCGCCATACCATAGCAGAGTGGAGCAAAATTTTGGGCATCCCAAAGCATATTATAAACACTGGGCTCCGTGCCGGTAAGCCTTTTTCGGAAATCATTGAGCTACCACATATTAGGAGAACCTATATAACACTTGGTGGAAAGACTCTCTCTATTTCGGCATGGGAACGCGAAATGAATCTTGCGCAAAAAACTATTTCGCGGCGATTAAAGCAAGGGTGGAGCGCCGAGGATGCAATATTAACACCCTCAGCCAAAAAGAAAAAGGAGTGTGCAAAAAATGGGCAGAAGTAGCCGTGCAGAAATGAAATTGTGCCAAGCAACAGATTCCTACATCAAAAACTGCGCCGCCACCGGCGCTTCCCCCCGCACCGTCGAGGCGTACACCGCCACGCTGGAGAACTTCGTCAACTTCTTCATCGAGTCCAAGGAGAACTACGCCGACCCCTCCTACGCCACCATCCTTTTGTGGCGCGACAACCTGATCGACAGCGGCTGCAGCATCTACACCGTCGCCCTCTACGTCAACCGGCTCCGCACCTTTTTCGACTACGCCAGCGACCCCGAGTGCGGCGGCTGGTACGCCAACAACCCTGTCTCCCGCCGCCTGACGCCTGACACCCGCAAGACCGCCCGCCGTCCCTATGATGTGCTTCTCACCGACCAGCAGGTGATGAAGCTTTGGCGCAACGACAAGCCCGCCACCGCCAAGGCGAAAACATGGCCCCGGAATTATGCCATTGTCATCATGCTTTTAACCACCGAGCTCCGCAACGCCGAGCTTCTGGACCTCACCCCGGCGGATCTCCACTGGGAGGACGGCGAGCTCTCCGTCGAGAGCGGCAAGGGCAGCAAGTTCCGCCGCATCGAGTTTCCCGACATCGCCCAGTCCGCCGTCCGTATCTATCTGGCCAGCGGTATCCGCCCGAAGGATCTTCCCGACACAGCGCCCCTGTTCGGCAACACCGCGCCGAAGGGTTCCTTCGGTCCCCGCACCGGCGATGAAAGCCGCGAGTGGCAGCGCGGCTCCCGCCAGTGGCTTTCCACCCTTGTGGAATCCCACGTCAGGGCAGTCACCGGCGTTCCCGACATCCGCAGCCACGACCTGCGCCATGTAGGTGCCCGCATCGACCTCAACGCCGGAATGAAGCAGGAGGAGCTTCAGTCCAAGTTGGGTCACACCAACCCCAACGTTACCCAGCGCTATTCAGGCCGTCTGCTTTCCCGCACCGGCAAGCGCTCCGCCGCCCTCGTTCTCGAAGCCCGTGAGCGTCAGGCGAACATCAACGCCAACATTTTGGCCGGGAGCGTGCAAAATGCGTAAAAATTTGCCGCCCGCCATTGACGCGCCCATCCGTTCGTGCTACAGTAAATGTGATGCAGCCCTCCCTTTACACACAGGTTGCGTCTCCCACTTTTCAAGTCCTCCCGCTGCCGAGTGTTACCCCCCTTCACTCCCGGCGGGAGGCATCTTTCTGTTTCGCCCATAAACGCCCTCTGCGGCGTTTCTTTTTTACCCGTCAAACTACCCTCCTGTTAAAGTAGAAAGCCCCCTGTGACGCTCTGTGCGCCGCAGGGGGCTTATTTTTATTTCTCCGGTCGTTTTTGTCCTATCGCCTTATGCGCTCCGAGGTCATTTCACTTTTTGACTTCCACAATAAAGCCGTCAAAGCCCGCCGCCTTCAATTTCTCCAACTGCGCCTCGGCGTTAGCCTTGACCCGGAACGCGCCCACCTGAACCCGGTACAGGATGTTTTTTTCAGGCTCGGTTTTTGGCTCGTCCACATACGCAATACCGAGATATTCGCACAAAGCCCTTGCGTCGGCCTCTGCGCACTCCTTCATGTGCTCGTGGAACCACTTGGCGTCCTCCGGGTTGTCGTGGAAAACGTGCTCCTGGTACACAGCGGGGGCGTCGGTGTCCGACAGCTCGTGCAGGTCGCTCCTTGCCACAGTCTTGCAGCTATACGGATAGATCTCCGATCTGTGCTGTACCATCAACTCCGCCAGCTTTTTGCCGTTGCTGCTTCCGGGATAGTACATAGAGGAAAAGCCCTTGGCCGTTCCGCTGCCGGTTTTGCCGTTGGTGCTGGCGTTGGTGTGCGACACATAGTATACATCAGGTTTCCATGCGTTCCCGGCGTTGATGTTGTTGTACATGATCTGTTCGCCGTCCTCGCCGTCCATCGGGGTTCGGCGATACCCACGCAAGGTGTCAATGCCGCAGCGGTTCAGGATCGGCTCCAGGATGTCGATGTACTCGTTGTTTTCCAGCGCCTCGTAGCACTGCTGGCCATCCTTGCGGGGATAGCAGCACTCGTTCTGGCGGTGCATAGCGGGGGAAAGATACACCTTCGGCTTGTCCTCGCCCACTTCCGTGTAGGCCGGATAGCCAAACGTCCAACTGGATTTTACCGTGCTGTACGACTTGGCGCACACGCTGCCGCCGTTTGCGACCACGCCCTTTGCTTTGGAGGTGTTCCCTTCAATGGTACTGAATCCCCCGCCATTCACGGCTGTGACAATGCCGGTATGCTCATCCCCAAAGAATACCAGAGCGCCTACCTTTGGCGTCGTGCCAAGCTGCCCAGCGTCACGGAAGTACCGCTTGAGGTAATACACACCGGCACCCAGCGAGTCCTCCGGCAGAAGGAGCAACCGTTTCGCCTCGTCAACGTCGAATGCCTTGATAAACCACCAGGCAAGGGAAACCGTGCACCACGGGTATCCCTGCTTTTTCCCATTGTAGAAATGGGGGATAGCGTCAATGTCTCGCGCATACTTGGTGTAGTTGTTGTACCCGGCGTTCTGCGTCGGGCTGTCAAGATTGCTGTTGGTGGCTTTTTCCGGGTATCCGATTTCTGCCGCCGCGATCTTGATGACCTTACTAACGGTGCTCATATGGCCTCCTCGTCGTTAGTCGACTTCATCTGCTTAAACACCTGATTAACGCCGGTCGCCGCCAGACCGCTGACGATACCCACAGCCGCGCTGGTGATGTAGTCCTGCGCGGGATAGTCGGGGATGATAAACATACCCACCACGCCCAGCACAAGGCCGCACACGCCCATGATGACCGGGATCCACTTGTCGTTCAGCCCGCTGGCCTTAACAGCCATGCCGATGAGGTAGCACACGACGGTGATCGCCGCCACACTTGCAATGCCCAAAGATGCAAAATCCATACTGTTCTTCCTTTCCGGCGTCAATGCGCCTGTCCTGTTTGTGTAAAACAAAATGGGACTGCAGCCGGTGTTCTCCACCGGCGCAGCCCCATTCGGCTTTCTACCGCGGCCCCATTGCCGCGAGTATTTGTTTGTGCGGTTGTCTCTTACTTTGCTTCAGTCTCACCGTACACGCTCTCGATCAGCGCACACAGCTCCGTGTACTGCTCGTCCGTGATGCGCCCCACGGCGTAAAACACGTCACACTTCTGCTGCGCTTCCTCCTTCGTCTTGTAAAACCGCTTGTTGATAAGCTTCGTCATAATGTTGTACATAGTCGTTCTCCTTTCAGTTTGTTGTTACGTTTCCTTGTGCAGGCGGATGCACACGATGCCAGAACCGCCAGAGCCACCATCGTGGCCGGGGTTGCCACCGCCACCACCGCCGCCTCTGTTTGCAAGGGGTGCATCATTGCCTCCTCCAGCACCAGCAGTTTCATCCCCCGCTGACCCGCTATAACCTTGGGACCCATTCAATGCCCCGCGTCCTCCGCCACCGCCGCCAGCGTACAATTTGCCGGTGGTTTCGCCAAACTCGCGGGTAGTGGTGCCCTGTCCAGTTCCGCCAGTGTTTGCAGCATAGCCGCCGTTATCTCCATTTGCTCCGTCACTTCCGCCGTTACCCGCATTCCTATAGGAAGCCGCATTAGCTCTTGCGCCTTCTCCACCTCCGCCCGAACCTCCAGCAGTAGAAGTTCCTCCATTAGCGGTCGAGCCAAACGCAGACGTATCTCCGCCCTGATTTCCAGAAGTTCCTCCTGCGCCGATTACTATCTGATATTCCGTTTGCGCTCTCGGCGTTATGTTTAGCAAGGTCGCGGTCTTGCCTCCAGAGCCGCCTTTGCCTCCAGCCCCGTCGCTTACTGACGAACCGGCTCCAGGACTACCTCCTGCGCCACCTCCGCATAAAAATGCATCAATGGCTGCTTCCTTCTTGAACTTCAACACGCCCGTGGTCAGAAATTCCACAACGCCGTCCTCAAGGCGTTCGTTGTACTGCCCCGTATAGGTAAAATCTAACCGGTCAACAGTACCCCCCCCCCACGCAATTAACGCTTTACCGATAATCATGCTCATCCGATAACCTCCATATCCGCCTGATAGATGGTTTCCACAGCCTCGCCCAGCTGCTTCGTCAGGCTGTCTATCTCGTTGTTGGCCTCCTCCAGTGCCGTCAGCACCTCTTTGCCGTCACGGTAGAACTTGCCCTCCGTGTACGTGTCCCCCATGCCCACCGGCCTGTCACCGGTGTACACGGCGGAGGGAAAAAACTGCTCGTTCCGCTTGTCCATTTCGATGATGTTTGTAACAACACCGTTTTCAACCACTGCGTATCTCACTTAATCACGCTCCTTTTGTCAGCGTCACAGGCCCCTCTCCGCTGATGATGTTGCCGAAAGAGGTCGCGCCGCCCTCGCTGCCTATCGCCACGTCGTAGGTGCCATCCAGCACCACCGTGGCACTCTTGCCGTCTGCTGTGGTCACTGTTGCCGCCGTGGGCTTGTCAAAGGTCGCCTGTCCGCTTTCCAGCAGCACCACGCTCCCATCGTCCCTCATGCTGTGCCTTGCCGTGTAGCTGACCGGGAAGTACACCGTCCCCCCGCCGATACCCATTGCGATGGGTTTTCCTGTAATAGCCATGCAGCACCTCCTTACGCCTGTTTTGTCGCGTTACTCGCCAACCATGCGCAGAACTCGTCGGAAGCGGTTGCACCAGCGGGGAAGGTTAGATTTCTAGCCGTGGTGTGCCATGTGTTGGTGCTAAAAGTATATATATCTACAGTATCACCGGAAAAAACTTTAAATGCACTTAGATGTGTGAGATTGGATGTTCTAATCCTGGTGCATTCTATTGTTCCAACTTTAAACCGATAGCCAGTTATTTCGTCAAAATCCTTCTCCGGCGCATACAACCTCTCATTCAGCACCCACGTCCCCGCCAACTCAGGCAACGGCGCAGCGTCACGGAAACAAACGATACCGGAGCCACCGGAAGCACCTGGCACAGTAACACTCGTGTCGTTGCCAATCGCACCGCCGCCGCCCCCGCCGCCAGTGTTTGCTACGCCAGCGGCAGCTGCTTGAGTGTTAGCGGTTCCGCACCATCCACCAGTGCCACCGCCGCCACTTCCTCCTGCACTTACAACAGGGCTTTGTGCAGAAATATATCGACCGCCCCCGCCGCCACCAGCATACAGTTTGCCGTTAGCTTCTCCAAATTCTCTCGTTGTCGTTCCCTGCCCCTTTCCGCCTATAATGGTCTGCGGATAATAACCCCGCTCACCGTCATTACCATTTGAACCACCCGCACCATAATCGGAATTTGAGGATACGCCGCCACCACCGCCACTACCGCCGTTAGCTCCTCTAATCATGTCTAAGTCACTACTGGAGGATTGATGCCCGTAGCCTCCGTTAGCTGTTATTAGTCCCCCAAATGCGGAGGCGCCGCCACCACCGTTAGTTTGCCCGGCAATTCCACCGGCTCCAATTGTCACTTCATAACTACCCGTCACGTTAACTTTACGAAGCGTGGCTGTATACCCTCCGCCCCCGCCTCCAAAGCCCGTTTGTGCACCTGTTCCAGATTTGAAAAACCCGCCACGTCCACCACCACCAACCAGAAACAGGTCAATGACTTTCGGCTCAAGGAACACAATCGTTCCGCTCGTCAGCAGCTCCACAACGCCGTCTTTTCTCACCACGTAGTCCCCTGTGTAGGTAAATTTCAGCTTCGGCTTACCACCGGCACAAACAGGGGAACCACATATACTTGCCATATAAACCTCCGTTCCCGACCTCCGAAACGGAGGTCGTGTTTATTCTTTGTGTACACGCATACAGATGATGCCCGAGCCGCCGCTTCCGCCCGAGGTACTGTCGCTGGGAGAATGGGCGTAATTAAAACCACCGCCTCCGCCTCCACCAGTATTAGGAGTTCCGTCCCCAGCAGAACCACGGATTTTTGCACCATTGCCGCCGCCGCCTGCGCCACCGGCTCCGGAGTCTGCATTATATCCGTCGTCGTATGTAGCGCCACCGCCGCCGCCGCCGGAATACAATTTCCCGGTAGTCTCGCCAAACTCCCTTGTAGTTGTGCCCTGTCCGGTTCCGCCTGCGCCACCGCCATTGGCACCGGAAGCACCATCAGAACCACCGCCCCCGCCAGATGCACGACTGGCACTAGTCGCATAGCTGCCACCACCACCGCCAGAGCCTCCGTTGCCACCTGTCCTGGTACTGGTTGATGCGTGTTTTCCACCCTCCGATGCTGTAAAAAACCCATCGGATCCAGTGATAGATGTTGTCCCTCCGTCTGTGGGGCTCGCTCCAGTTGATGTCGCCCCCCCTGTGCCACCAGCCCCAATAACTATGTTATAAGTGCCTTTTCGAAGTAGGGTATTCAAAACCGTCTTTGTGTAGCCTCCACCACCCCCACCGTTACATAAAACTGATGATAGGCCGTTTTGTGCGCCTCCACCGCCGCCGCCCACAAGAAACAGGTCCGTGTACACGTCCTTCTTGATGGTCAGCACGCCGGTAGACAAAAACTCTATAACGTTATCCTCTGCGCGGCGGATGTACTGCCCGGAATACTCGAAATCAATATCCGGTGCTACACCACCCCCCCCGCTATTTGCGATTTACCGATAATAACCATCGTTAGATTACCTCCTTTACTTCGTACACCGTCACCTGAACGCTCAGGTCAGCGGTGGGCTTTTCGCCCACAGCGTAGGCGGTGAATGTTCCGTTGTTGTTGGCGATGTAGATAGCGTTGGTGCCGTCGTCCAGCATCTGCTGTATCGCCGTTGCGTCTGCCTGAATGTCCGCCTGACTGGTGGCCGTTCCGCCTGTGATGGTCACACCCTGGGTATAAGGGCTTGCGCTCCCTGTCCAGCTTGCCGCCGCCAGCGTCAGCGATAGCTTGTCCGTTATGTCCTGCTTTTCCGGAAACCCTGCGCTCATCTCCTCCACCTCGTTGCACAGCGCGTTCAGGTTCTCCGCGTTCAGTGCAGGCGGCGCACCGTTGTTCCATCCGGGGTTCGTGTAACCTGCCATATCGTCCCTCGCTCCTTTCGTCCGTCAATTTTTTGCTACGGTCCACAGGGCGTCGCCCTGCCGTATCAGTATCTGTGCGCCCTCCGCGCTCCCGGTCTCAGCCCACGGCACCGCGCAGATCAGCGCCTGCTGCCGCGTGTTGTCCTGCGTTTCGCAGGTGATCTCCGCGTTGACGAATACCCGCAGCACCTCGCCCTTTCGGTTTTTCAGGAATAAGGTGTTCTGCGTCAGCGCCAGAGCAAATAGCGCGTCCCGCTTCGCCAGCGTGTCGCTGTACTCCGCATTGGCGCCCACCTCGCCGATATAGCCGCTCAGCTCGCCGCTTTGGTACAGCTGCGGCACCATCTGCACCGTGGGGTATCGGGTGAAGTTTCCCAGCAGCGTCGGTCGGTTGTTGTTGCTCACCGTCCCGCTCTCCACGTTCAGGCTGAACCGGAATAGCTCCTCCACCCGGTATACGTTGTCGCCGTCCTCCGCGCAGGAGAGTATCGTCCAGTCCCACAAGCGCACCGTCACCGGCTGGCTGGGCAGCGCCGTGGTCACAAAGGATCTCTCCCCCACGCCGAATACGTAGTAGGTGTACGTTCCCTGCGAGGCCGCCGCGCAGTCGATCACGCTGCGCTCCGCGTACCCTACGTCCGCCACGTGTACCAGCGACGCTGCGCCCTCCTCCCTGCGGTATACGGCCCAGCCCGTCAGCGGCTCCTCCGCCACGATGTTGCCGCCCCGCAGGTCTGTGGCAAAGTCCGCCAGCAGCAGCGTCCTGTCGCCAAACTCCGGTGTGTACCCCGCTGCGCTCATCAGCGCCGTCACCACCGTGTCCGTCAGCTCGCCCTCCTCTATCCACAGGTAGTCGCACACCTGTGCGCCCACCAGTTTCACGTTCACCACGGTCATGTCCGCCATCACCGCGTCCGCCATGTATTTCAGCACCGAGAACTGGCTGGCCCGTGGGAATAGCCGCACCGACGGTTTCAGACTCTCCGCCGGGAATAGTCCCCGCTCATACCGCCGCCGCACATACAGTTTTCCGTCCGTCAGCGCCACCGTCAGCTCGTCCTCCGGGGCAAAGGCAGCGTTCACCCGGCCTATCTCCGCGCCGCCCTGCATAGCCCGCACCGCCGTTGTGCTCACCGTCACCGTCAGCGCCTTTCCGTCCGCGCCGGTCATGTTGAATAGCGTCGCCGGCAGCGCCTTGACCGTTCCCTTCCATACGATGCTTATGGGCGTCGTCAGCGCCATCGCTTCGCCCGTCACCGTGTCCCATGTCACCGTGGATCCGGCGCTCAGGTTCAGCTCCCCGTTTCGGATGGTGTATTCGCCCTCCGCCGTGCCCGGTATGTCGTAGGCGCCCGGCCACGACACCAGCACGCCGCTTTGCTTCCGCTTTACGCACGTCACCACCGCGCCGGTATAATTGCTGGCGCTGTATTGCACCGCGAACTGTACCCAGCCCGTGTCTGCCACCACACCGTTGCTGGTCTCCACCCGGCACCGAACGGCGTATTCCTGCCCGGTGAATAAGCCGTCGTAGTAAAACGCCAGCTGCGCCGTCGCCACGTTGCCCGTGTCGTACAGCACGTCCTCCGTGTCCATTGCCGGCGCAAGCTGCCACCGCGCCCAGATAATGGGGTCGCCCTGCGCCTGCGAATAGCTGGCCGTCCACGTCATCTCCTTTGCCGCCACCGGCTTCGTAAAGTCGTTGATGGTCAGCACCGGTGCGCTCCGGCACACGAATACCGATGCGCTCTGCTGCGTCACGCTGTCCGCGTCCGTCCACCACTGAGTGATGAGCAGCTTATAGCTGTTCCCGTTGGTGATTCCCGCCGCAGCCAGCGCCGCCGCGGTGATCGTGTAGCTGAAAAACACCACATCGCCCTTGGCGTTCCGCCCGTAAAAGGGGCAGTTGTCTGTCCGTTTTCCCGAGTCGTACAGCTGTGCGCTCTCCGCCGTGTTGGCCAGAATTTTTATCTCAAACGCCGTCATGGCGTTCTGTCCGTCCACCTGCCAGGTCACGGTCATGTTTTGGCTTGCATCCACCGTCCCGTTGCCCAGCGCTCCCAGCGTGGAGGGCGTGATATTCGTCGGCATGAAAAGTGCCATATCGTCCTTCCCTCCTTCCGTTTATGTCTTTGTCTCCGTTTGCCGAATTGTTGGACTTCTTGACGAAATTTTGATTTTCATTCGTTTACCTCACGTCTTTACATACGATTGTTTTTGTGCTACACTTAATGTGAAACAACCATCTGATTGGAGGGCTAATTATGGGAAAATTTATCGACCTTACCGGCAAAAGATTTGGTAAACTGACCGTGTTAAACCGCGCTCCCGATTTTGGCTCAGGGCGAGACCGAGAAACGATGTGGCGCTGTCAGTGCGATTGCGGTAAAACAACCGATGTCCGCGGTGTATCACTCCGTAATGGGCACACACGCAGTTGTGGATGTTTACAGCCAGAGTCCCATGTGATTCTTCATGGCGATTGCAACTCACGCTTATACTCGATCTGGCGCGCCATGAAACAGCGCTGTAAGAACCCCAAATCCGACGTTTATGCTTCTTACGGCGGCAGAGGAATCACGGTGTGTCCTGAATGGGACAAGAGTTATGAAGCGTTCCGGGACTGGGCACTTGCCAATGGGTATCGAGATGACCTGACCATCGACCGCATTGATGTCAACGGCAACTACTGCCCGGAGAATTGCCGCTGGGCGGACCTGCCTACGCAGTTCAACAACAAGCGTGATTCGATTCGCCTTATATACAATGGTGAATCTCGCTCAATACGCGAGTGGTCTGAAATCACAGGCATTTCTGCCACCACGATCAGAACGCGCATTTACACCCGAAAGTGGTCTGCCGAAAAAGCACTATCCACGCCTGTATCAGAGAGTTACTGCCTCCGTAGCGAAGAAACTGCGAAGGGGCGCAGACGTGTTTACTTCTGGCTTGATGACCCGATTGCCGAAAAACTCTCCGGGCTTTACGATGGGGACATCGTTCGTATGTCCGATGCTGTCAACGCTATCCTTGCTCAGTACCTTGGCTCTCCGTCTTGAGGGGCCACACCGTCACCGTCGCGTTCGGGAAGTCATAAATCGAAGTCGCGCTAATTGTCATTTCACCGCTTCCGATGAGGGGCCGAGTAAACCCGGTAACGAGGTGCCTTTCTACCGGGTTTCCCGCCTTATCATTTCTCGCTACCGTAATAATTGTATTTTCGACTATGTGGAAGATCTGCCCGCAGCTGATGTCCACGCTTTTCTGCAGCACCGTGGACCGCTTCAGCTCCCACTCTGCCCTGTCCCGGCACATGGTCTCCGTTGCGTAGCCGTCCTCCTCTGTCCACACCGTCTTTCGGCCTATCAGCTGCACGTTGGTATCGCTCATGGGGTCGTTGTTGGTGGCTCTCGCCCCCGGCTGGCTGTTGTCGTCCAGCGCCGCCCCCAGCACGATGTAGTCGTTGTACACCTCGGTGTTTTGCGCCGTGTATGTCATGCCCAGCAGCGTCGCCTCCCCCATCGAGAAGGCGTAGCTGACGGGCTTTTCACTGTCCAGCAGGTCGTCCTGGCTGGGGTCTATCCGCAGCCGCCCCGTGGCATCGTAGCCGATCCATGCGTTCAGCATCTCCGCAAAGCCCAGTATCACCTCCGCGTATGTGCCGCTTCCCGGATCCACCTCCAGCGTGTACGGCGCGTCCACCAGATTTACTTCGGTGCCGTCCGTCAGTTTCTGCTTCTTGCCGTTGTAATACTCCGTGTACACCGGGGGGATGGGGTCTACCTTCCGCCCGTTTCCCTTGTCGTCCTGCAGCAGGGCGTTTATCTGCTGAAAGATGTTCACGTTCAGCTTTCCCTTATAGGTGCCCTCCAGTTTGCCCCACAGCGTCCCGTCCAGATTGGCCCACTTGTCCACCAGCTCGTACTGCATCAGCCGCCGTCCCGACTCCACCGTTTCCTGCGGACTCTGTATCAGGAAAACGCCCTGCTGTATGTAGTAGTCCTCGCCGTTTGGCAGCACCAGCCCCTCGTCCAGCGCGATCTCCTGCCCGAACCACAGGTGGTTTACGTTGTAGTCGAACGCGCCGTCCACGTTCCCCAGCGTCACACTGGCCGTTCGCCTTACCCCGTTTTGCAAATTTACCGTCAGCGCACCGTCGGCAACAAAGGCGCCGCTGTGCTTATTTCGCGGGTTATTGTCCACGAAGAACGCCGTGCTCCCGTCCGGGTTCAGAAAGCGCAGCCGGCACAGCTTCTGAAACCGGCCCTTCAGCGCTCTCAGGTACGCCAGATATTTCTCCTGCTCCGTCATGGCACGTACCCTCCGTTCAGCCGCGCTTACGCTTCTTCCTGTCCTCCGCCGCCGTCAGCGCGTCGCACTCCTCGTCCGTGGCCGCCCTGATCTTCCGTATATCCGGGTTTCCCTTGCGGTACTGGCTCTCGCGGGTGATGTAGTACCGTCCCGTGATGCCCGTTATCGGTATCTCTCTGCCGCTTTTCATCACCAGGATGTGCCGTGTCTTTTTCGCCATAGTCCATCCGTCCTTTCTCACATATTCCGTCCGTCCGCATACATGAAAACCATGTGGTTCCCTGCGTTCTTCCCCTCGCCGAATACCAGCACCACCACCTGCGCTCCCACCGGTGCCGCCGCCATCGTGCTCACATAGGGGAGAAAACTCTCCGTTTCGTCAAAGGGTCGTTTTACGCCGATTTTCCCCTCTGCCGCCGCGGTCGTCACCTGCGCCCGGTACTGCCGTACCATATCCGTCTGCGTCTCCCGCACCCGCCGCACATAAAAGTTGTCCCACAACCGCTTTGCCAGCTCCGCCAGCGTCTTTGCGTTCTCGTCCATGCTCTTATCCTCCGTAGGGCTTCACGTTGTGCGCCATCCGGCACATCTGCGCCACCGTCAGGTGCTCCGCCTGCTGCTCCGTCAGCGTTATGCCCTTCACGTTGTAGGTGGGTCCGCTGTGGTCGCTGTAGCTGCGGTTATCGCTGCTACCCGCCACGCTGCGGCTCACCGGCGTCTCGCCGTACAATCCGCCCAGCTCGTTCACCCTGGCCCGGAACCGCGCATCCGCCGACGGCTTCAGCATCTTCGCCGTCACGTCGGGCGGCAGCACCATCTCGTCGTCCACCGTGGCCTTTATGCCGCCCAGTCCGTGCAGCACACCGCCGCTGTCGTACTTTTTCTTCCGTCCCCCGCTGACGGCGCCGATAATGCTTCCCGACACAACGCTCGTCCGGTTTGACTTTCCACTGTTCGGCAAGGAAATGTTGTTCTTGCCCATGCTGATGGAGTCCGAAAGGTTCCCCGTCGGCTTATTGGATACGCTGGCTTTCTCAGACTTGGTGGATTTCCGCACGCCTGTCAGGTTGCCGACCTTTACTTCGGTGTATCCCGACGCATTGCCGGTCGCGTTCCGTTTGACCTCTACCGGCGTACCGCCCGCCGTGATCGTCACGCCTGCCGCAGCCGCCTTTGCCGCCAGCACCCCGTTGGCCCATTCCCACCAGTTCTGCACGCTCTGATCCAGCAGGACTTCCTCTTGGGCAACCGTTTCACCCAGCGCGTTGATGTATTCCTCCAGCGCGTCAATTTTCAGCTGGTACGCCGCCTCGATGGCTTTTTTCCTCGCCTCCAGTTCCTCAATGGCGAGGTCCAGTTCCATCTCCCGCTCATAGTCCCGCAGGTCCTTCTTCGCGTCCGCAAGGTCCTCCTCGGCCTTCTTCACCTTCTCCGGGTCCGCGATCCACTCCCACTGCCCGGACTCGGCGTTGTACATCCGCACCGTGCGCTCGTTCCGGGCGTTCAGCAGCGCGTCCTGCTTCCGCATGACCTCCAGCCGCAGCTCCTCCAGCTTCTCGGCCCGGTCTATCTCCTCGTTCTGCTTCTTCAGCGCGTCGATCTGCGCGTCTATGGCCGCCAGCTCTGCGTCCCGTTGCTTTTCCAGCGCGTCGATCTCGTCCTGATACTTCTTTTTCGCCGCGCTGCTGCCGGAACCGCCGGAGCCGCCGCCGCTGTATCCGCCTGTGCTTCCGCCCCAGCCGCCGTTTGGCGCTGTGCCGGTCAGCTTGTTCCACGCCTTGTTCGTCAGGTAGGATTGGGCTTCCTCCAGCGTCTTGAACTTTTTGTTGGAGACCAGCACCATCGCCTGCTGGTAGATCCGCCCCGCGTTCAGCAGGTTGCCGTATGCCTGGGTGGTATATCCGATGGTGGCCGCCAGCGTCCGCAGCGCACTGATCTGCTGGCTGAAATTCAGCTTTGTATCGCTTGCCGTGATCTGTGCCGCCACCAGGTCGTACAGCGCCTTACCCGTATACCCTGCCTGCTGTGCTTCCGCGATAAGGCCGTTTACCAACACGGCGCTCTTAGCCTGCTGCTGTTGCTCCGCATTCATCAGCGCCGTCAATGCGTCTTTTTGAATGACGTAACCCTTCGCGGTCTGCACCGCCTGGCTTTCCAGCTCTGGGTATAGTGAGATCAGCTTTTTATACTGTTCCTCGGTGATATAACCCGCCTCTGCCAACGCGGTATAGCTTTCAATAAGCGTCTGCCCGTCATCGACCGCGATCTCCATCGCGCGGGACATATCGTTGTATGCTGCAATTAGTTCCCGCTGTTCGGCTGTCAGCGCCGTTCCGCTTTGTTCGAGCAACTGAAGCAGCTCTACCTGTTCGGCGACCTGTGGATTGATGAGCTCATATTGAGTCATCTGCTCCTCGGTCAGCCGTCCCTTCTCTTTAAGCGCGTCGATGTATTCCTTCAGCACATCCGTGGTCCAGCTATACGCTTCATCGCCGGAGTAAGTGTTGCCGTATTCGATCTCTCCGCCGTGCTCCAGCTGCGCTGTGCGCTGGTCGGTCTGAATGCTGAAGCCGGACCCGGTATCTTTTTTAGCGCGCTCAATGCGTTCCTCTTTCAGCAGTTCGATCTGCTCTTCAAGTTCTGCGTTTTCGTCCTCAAGCGCCTGCCGTTCCTTGATAATGTCAGCAGTGCGCTCATTCCACGGCATATTGCTGATTTCTTCCAGCCGAGTCTTGTTGGTTTGAAGCTTGTCGCTGGCATCCGCGATTTCTGCATCAAAATCGGCGATAGACTTTTGCGCCGCCTTCACAACTTCCAGCACAACCCCTATTGCCGCGCCCACGGCCATAATGCCCAGCACCCACGGGTTCAGCGATCCCAAGCTAAGTGCCGTCGCCGCTTTTTTTATGGCGTTAATCGCTGCCACGACACCTACCAGTGCCGCAGACGCAGCACCCGCCGTCACCACTGCACGCCCGAAGTCCGTGTCCAGCAGCTCCACCAGCCCGATCACGCCGTCCAGCGCACCCTTTATGGTGTCCGTCTCCACCAGGTTGCTGATGAACTCCGTCCACTTGTTGTGCAGTATCTCGGTCTTGCGGGTCCAGCTGTCCAGCGCGTTTTCCACTTCCTTGTCCGCGCTGCCCGCCGCGTTGGCAAAGTCTCCCAGCATGGACTCGTACATATCCCAGTTCTGGATCAGCGCCAGCAGCTGCGAGGTACGCAGTTTGCCGCCGATGTCGCTGACCATCTCCATCAGCTGCTGCTCCGTCAGCAGCCCGTCCTTCATGCTCTGGGACAGCCCGGCAATAGCCTTCATGGGGTTTATCACGCTGCCCGTGGCCTGCGCCGCGTCGTAGGCGTCCTTGGCATAGAGCTTGATGACATCCCGCAGTCCGGCGATCTCGCCTGTGGTCCACGTCACGCCCTCGTCGATCTCCGTCTTGGTGTCGCCGATGATGTTCAGGAAAAGCGCCCGCAGCGCGGTGGCGGCCTCTGTGCCCGATCGCTGCGTCACAGCGGTGATCGTGCCGATAGCCGCCGTCAGCTCATCTGCGCCCACATGGGCCTGCGCCGCAATAGGCGCCACCTTGCCCAAGCCTTCGGCAATTTTTTCTATTGACGTTGCGTAATTGTTATCAATTTCATTTGCTCCATCGAGAACCTTCGTCAGCTGCTCGATGCTGCCCTGATACTTGTACGCCGCGTCCATAGAGAGCAAAAACTGCTGTGCGGTCTCTGCGTCCGTGTCGCCCACGATCTGCGTCTTGGTGGCCAGCTCCGCCAGCGCGGAAGCCTGCTCGCCGTAGCCTGCGCGGCTGAAGTTTGCCACGCTGTTCAGGTACTCGTCCGCCGCCACGCCGTAGGCGCTGGCGGTGTCGTATGCCTGCTTCTCGATCTTGTTCAGTTCCTCCGTGGTCGCGCCGGTGACTTTGCGTATCGTCACCATCTCGTTGTCCACGTCCTTCATGGTCTCCAGCGCTTCCGTGAAACTGCGCTTTAACCCGGCAATGGCGTTGCCCATCACCTGCCACAGTGCCATCTTTGCCGCCACGCGCCCGAAGCTGTCGCCCATCAGTCCGGCAAAGCCGCTGGTCTCTTTGGCCGCCTTGCCCACGTCCCTGACCTTCTCCGCCGCCTTTTCGCTGCTCTGCTGCGCTTGCTTTCCGGCGTCTTGGAACGCCTCCTGCGCGGTAGCGACATTTTTGGCCGTTGTTTTGATATTTACGTTGGCCTGCTGCGTATTCACGCCCAAAGTCACCGGGCTGCTCTGCAGCTTCGCTATCTCTCCCTTGAGCTGCGAAAAATCAGGTACAGCCGTTACTTTGAAAATCGCCATACGCTACCTCCAATCGTCCTCTTCCCGTATCATCCCGGTATCTTCCGCCAGCTCCAGTGTGGGGTCCGCTCCGTTCATGGCCCGCACCAGTGTTTCTTCCGCCCTGCCGTCCAGCATCTCCTCCACGAAGTTGCGGAAAAACGGCCTGTTCTTTGGCCGTCTGCCCCAGTTGTACGCGGGGTCGTTTTTCTCGATCCGATTCACCAGGTCGTCCCCGTCCACATGGGGGTTTATGGGTTCTCCGTTGCCGTCCGTTGCGCCGCTGGGGTGATACAGCAGCGTCAGGTTCATGCCTCCGTCCCGCTCATCCGAATACACCGTGGCGCTGGCGTTCATGTCCGCCAATCCCTTCGTGCCGCGCCGGCGCACATACTCCTCCGGCACCAGCTTGTCGTATACGTCCTCTACCACGTGCTCCCGCAGGCACTGCCGCATTTCCTCCGCCAGTGCGGGGCGCGATGCGCGAAAGGCATCCTTCACCTGCTTTTTCAGCGCGGCCATGTCCTGCTCGAACCCGCTGAACTTCCCCATCAGCTTCGCCATGTCCCACGCCTCCCCTCTCTCACATACGCCAATGCGCTGTCTTGCTTCAGTGCACTCGCGTCTGCCCCCTCCCCCGCCTTGCGGCAGGGGAGGGGATTTTTTGTTGTCGTCAGGCTTCCTTCACGCTCACAGCGCACTGGTCAGTGTAGGTCGTGTCCTCGTACACGAAGGTCACGGTCATGTCACAGTCACCAGCTACGCTTCCTGCGGAGATCAGTCCGCTTGCGTTCACGGTGGTGCCGCTGGGTGCGCCGTTCAGGCTGTAGGCGCACTTTGCAGGATCCAGCACCGCCAGCTGGCCGTTCTCCAGCACTGCCTGGGGCTTCACCTGCGCCGTGCCGCTGACGGGGACGTTGATAACGCCGCCGATGGCGGTCACGATGCCCGTCACTACCTCAGCGCCGTTGTCCGGCACGTATACGTACCAGCCCAGGGTGCCGCCGGCGCAGTCCTCGCACTTGTCGGAGATCACACTCTCGTCCGTGCTCAGTGCGCGGCCCACGATCTGCGTGGTGTCGTAGTTGCTCTGGCTGCCGGTCACGGTGGCGGTGTCCGCCTGCAGCTTCAGCGGTACGTTGATGTACAGCCAGCCCTGGCGGGTACCTTCGTTGGTCTTGGCGTTTACGTTGCCGTACACCGCCAGCTGGGCGGTGAAAAGGCCCACCTTGCCGTTCATGCCGGTGGTCAGCTTGCCGCACATGGCGCTGAGCTTGTTCACGAAGTACCACACCTTGTACTCGGTGCCGCTCACCGCGGTAAAGCCGCTGATGGTGCCGTCCGCCGCGATCTCATAGGCGATGCCGCCCTGCTGGATGCCGGAAGCCTTCTTGGTCTCCTGCACATAGGCGTAGGGCTTTGCCATCGCATACTGTGCCACAGGGGCGCCGTCGGTCACGTCCACCTTCAGCGCGGTGCTGTTCGCCGTCACCACCTGGCACACCGGGGCCACAGCGTTGTAGGTCACAGCGCCGCCCACGCCCGCCATCTTCGTCCGCAGGTCGAAGTTGGCCTGGGTGAAGTTCACCTGGATGTCCGGGTCGCTCTCGATGATGGTGGCAATGCCGTTGTTCAGTCCGGCACGCAGGGGATCGCTGTTCACGGTCACGTTGATGTTGCCTTCCTGGAACTTATTGCTGCTCAACAGGACCTGACCCGTTTCCATGTCGGCGAACTGCGCGGCGCAGATGCCGCGGGTATACAGTCTCGGATCGGTAAAAGTAATCATTCCGCTTTCACTCCTTTTTGATATAAAAAATGGAGGCAAAGCCCCGGTTTCCCGTTGGCTTCGCCCCACTTGGCGTTCCGCCCTGCCCGCTTGCAGGGCCTATTCCCTTCTCTATGCCTGTCCCATGCCACGTGTCGCTTCCTCCACGGGCCGCAGTGCCGTGTTTCCGTCGCTCACCCGGTCATAAAACAGGCTCGGCCACGGGTTGCCACGTTTCCACTGTGTTCCTCTCGCCTCCGCGATGGTGCAGGTCATGTACCCCAATATCCGCTGCCACGTTTTTGCTTTTGTCTGCAGCTTCAGCAGTGGCCACGACTCTATTTCCGTCTCCTCCGCGTGTTCCAGCGCGGCCACCGTCGCCACCCGTTCCCACGCATCTCCGCTCAGTTTTGCGCCGCCGTTCATCTCAGCCAACTCCCGCTGCGCTTCCACCAGCTCCGGGTTGGCCTCCGGCGGCGTCAGCTCAATTCCGTTCTGTGCAGCGATGATCTCCCGCAGGTACTGGAACTGCACCGGCGTAATGCGCCACAGCTCCTCTCCGTGCAGCACGAACTCCACCGCCGTCAACCGGCTGGGGTCTTTCGTGTCCACCTTGCAGCGAAACGCCTTCAAGCGCTCGTCCAACGGCTTTCCTCTCCCCAGCCGCAGGGAGAGCGCCAGCATCAAAAGCGCCCTTGACAGCAGCCCCACTGTCTCCTCTCCGCGCCCCATCGCGTCGTACTCCATCTTGTAGTAGGCCGCCAGCAGCGGCATTACAGCATACGCCACAGGGAGGCTCTGCTGCACGATGTCAATGCCCGGTCGCGCCAACTCAAATGTCTCCATCTCCTCCACAAGGATGGGGTACAGCGTCAGTCCCTCCGCCTGTACTTCCTCGTACCTGCGGCAGGCCCTTTCTATGCTCTGTGAGATCGGCATATTAACTCTTTTCCTCCCTCACGAAACACCTTTACGATAATAGCCTTGACTTCATTTCCCGGCTCCAGCACCTTCTCCAGCCCATTGCACCGGCAAACTTTTTTCCATTTTTCATCCATAGCAAATGTCGCCAGCTTTCCGCAGTACGGGCAAGTCGTTGTCTTATAGAAAATTACTCTGTTCATAATTTCTATGCTCCTTATTGATTATGCAGTTTTCTTATAAGCTGATTCCCGCCTGTACCAGCAGCGCCGTCACCGCGCCGCCCAGCACCAACCACACCAGCTTCTCCACCACGTCGTTCCACCGCTTTGCCGGCAGGTTCGTCAGGCTCTTTACGTCCTTCTTTACCTCCGACAGGTCATCCCGCATATCCTTTTGTTCCCGGGTCATCAGCGCCACCGAGGTCGCCAGTTCGTTCATCGCTTTCTGCCACTCGGCCAGCTCGTTTATGCGGTGCGTGTTGCTTTTGCTCCGCTGCTCCACCTCCGTCAGCCGGTGGTCAAAAGTCACTTCATCCATTGCGCCGCCCTCCGTTCTCTCAGAATGTAGTCACGACGCTTCCCTCGTCGCTGTCCGCCCACGCAAGGCTCATGTGTACGCGCCGCCCCACGTTCATGCCCTGGTCGTATATGGCGTGGGATCCGTTGTCCGCGTGTGCTCCTCTGTCAAATGTCATCACCCCGGCTCCGCCTATGTTCACACCGTTCAGTGCTTCAATGATGCACTGCTCTATGTCATAGCTGCGGGAGTAATCGTCCGTCCGCGTGGTGGTTTCGTGTCCGTAGTTGCACAGTATGTCGAAGTATATTCCCACCGCCGCCGTAAAGGGCGTCTTTGGAATGACTCGCCCGATGTACACCTTTACCACCGTCTGCGCCATGCTCTGCGCCTGTCCCCAGTATTCCAGCGGGAATAGCCTGTACCCCTTGGGGTGCTTTGCCTTCTGCTCCTCCGTGTCCACCGCCGGCGACTCACCGTCAAACACAATGCTCAGCTTCTCCTCCGCCGTGGGCAGCGGCTGGGCCAGTGGGTTCGCCCCGTTATAGCAGATGTACTTCATCAGCCGTACCCTGGGCCGGGCGTTGTCGTCCACGGGCGTGTACCCGTTCCTGTCCGGCAGGTCCAGCAGGTAGTTCACGATCTTTTTCGGTATCTTCTCCGCACCCTTAAAGGTGCCGTAACCGGTTTCCACACGTTCAAATGGATAGTAGGGGCTGTCGAAATCTGCGTTCACGCCCTCACCCCGCTTTCCGTTTTTCTAATTGTTTCACATGAAACATTACAGTTTTCGTTGCGTTTTTGATATTTTTGCAACTTTTACTTTCGTTGCGTTTTGAATATTATTTTGTTCCCTTTTGCACCTGCTCCGCCAGCTCCACCAGCTCCTTCATGCTCTCCGGCGTCATGGCCGCCGCGCTGCTCATTGCCATCCGCGCCACCACATCGTTCATCACCGCCAGGTTGGCGTTGATCTCTGTGTTCAGCATCTTCTCCAGGTCCCGGTAGTCCGCCAGCAGGTCATACGCCTTGTCCCGCAGGGCGTCGCTCTGCTTCTTCATCCGGTCTATCTGGTTGACCAGCTGCACCCCGCCCACCAGATCGTAGTCGTCGGCGCTCATCAGCCACTTGTCCTCCTCACAGCCGTCGAAGTCCAGCCGCAGATACGCCCGTGCCAGTATGCCCATCAGGTAGCGCCGTTTCCGCTGTCCGTTCTCCCGGTACATGGGCGGCACATCGCCCCGGAAGCGCTCCCCGGTATTCACCACCACCCGGTCGATGCACCTCTCCGCGCAGTGGCTCACGATAGCCGCCTTCTCCATCAGCGGCACATAAGCGTTGGCCTTGGCGAATATCTCCTTCATGGTAATGGGCTTGCGCTCTTTAATGCTGTTTTCCATCTCTCCTGCTCCTTTCAGATTCATAATGGAAATTCCTTCACGTATTTACTTTTTCTCCCTACAGCGCAGTGAGCAGTTCCGCCACTGCGCCGCGTTTTCGTACCGTCCGCTGTCCGGGCAGTGGTACTGGTAGCAGCAGAAGTCGTGCTCTCCCGTCTGCTTCCTGCACCGTATGATGATCTCCCCTACCTTCCGGTAGGCGTGCTCACATATCGGCTTTGCCATCGTTCTTACCACCCCTCCAGTGTGATGTCCGTGCTCACGCTCTTGCCCTTACAGGCGGCAGTCACCGTCAAAGGCTTCACGCTCCCGCCCCAGCAGTACACGGTGGCGGTGCTGCCGTCCACCTCTGCGGTGTAGCTGTCCTCCGCCGCCCCGGTGAAAGTCCATTCCACCGCGTCTCCGGTCTCCGCGCCGTTCTCGGTGTATATGGCCGTCAGCACGGTCTTGCCGTAAGCTTCCAGTCTCTCCACCGGATCCGTCTGCCAGTGTACGCCGCTTACGCTCTCTGCCACCGTCACGGCATAGGTGCCGTAGTGCTCCTCGTTCTGCACCAGCACCGCCGTGATGGTGCACTCTCCCTCGCCCACCGCCGTTACGTTTCCCGTGGGGTCCACCCGGCATACGCTCTCGTCGCTGCTGTACCACAGATAGCGGGTGGGGTGTTCTGTGTCTCCGTCCGCCGCCTCTCCGTTTCGCAGGGATGCGGCGGTAAACTTCGCTTTTTCTCCCGTGCTCATGGCCGCCCTGCCGCTCACGTTCACCTCCCAGGTGAAGGGATAGGCGTTGGCCACCCGGCGAACCAGGTCGTCCTTCTCCCTATCCGGCTCCGTCATCCGCGCCGTAAACCGCAGCAGCCGGCAGCTCTCGTCGTCCCCGGTGAACTCCTGCGCCACGTCCGCGTAGCCGGTGATCTGATACGCCATCCGCCCCAGGATCAGGCGGCTGTTCACATCCAGGTTTTCCGTTTCGCCGTTGCGCTGTATGGTAATGTTGAAGTACCCCTGCATGATGAGCATGGTCTCCTGAAAGTCGTTGGCGTTGGCGTTCAGCTTCACGTTTTCCACCACCATCGGTTCCTTCAACACGTTGCCGTACCAATCCAGATGGTTCCATGTGGCGTTGCACCGCCTTATGATGCCCCCGCCCACGGCAGAGGATATGTTGGCCGGGTTCGTCACCAGCCATGTGGAGCCCATTGTCTCCATTTTTGCGCCCTCCGGCACATATTCGATGCGCCGGTCTACAAACAGGATTTCCTTATAGTTGTCTATGGGCCGGTCTATGGCGTTGCCCTTCTTCCGCGCATCGGCAAAGCGTACCAGCTGTTCGCTCCACTCGTAGAAGTTGTTGGGGTCGCTGTCCAGCCCCTGCACTCGGCACGCGGTGTAGTCGCTGGCGTATTTGCCGTATGCCTGCACGAATCGCGCCGTCGGATCTCCAAAGTAGGGGTTGCGCCGGTCGTTGTACTGTGCGGGGCGGTTGGTGGTCGCCTGCGGTCTCTCCGCCATCGCGGCGATATTGCCAAGATTATTCTTTACGTCCGCCATCGCCCGTCACCTCCCCGTTTCACAGAAACTGGTATCGTCCGTACCCGCCCCGGCCTCTCTGCACCGTGTTCAGGAATGTACAGTCCTGCTCATACTTGTGCATCTCGTCCATCAGCCTTGCCCGGTTCTTCTCCTGCTTCGCGGCGCCCTCCTTCATATAGGTGCCCTCGTTCACCGTGTCAAAGCTCGCGTCCTTTATCTTCATTTGGTCGTTCAGCCAGTTGCGGAAGAACCGCTCGTCCCATACGCTTGCCACGCACAGTCCCAGTATCCGCTTCTGCTCCATTGTCAGCTCGTGACCAAATTCACCGTCTGTGTAAAAGTCCAGCGTGTAGTTTATTCCCGCCATGTCCTGTATGGGGAACGTCACCACGCCTGTTTCGGCGTTGTAGCTTGCCCCGGTGTACGGCACCGCCGTCATGCCGCCCGTCACATCCTGCTCCACAATGGCGCAGGAAAATAGCTCGTAGCCCACCATTCCGGTGTCCACTTCCGTTTCTCCCACCAGACTGTCCTCGCTGCTGGTCCAGTAGTAGTCGCCGTAGCTGGGCTGTACCAGCCCCTCACTCAAATACGCTCTCATCTGCACCGGCAGGGAGAATAGGGGGATGGCGTTCACCATATACAGGCTCATCCTCCGCAGGAACGCCGCCGGGTCGTTGGCTGCCTCCTCCTGCAAGCGCACGTCGTCGATGGCCACCATCGCGTGGTTCGATATGACCTCGCTCCACTTCGTCCCCATGTTCTCCCCTCCTTATGACGGAATATAGATCGTTATCAGTTCTCCCGCCGTGCCGTCCGTCAGTGCCACGCCGTCCGCGCCGGTCGAATTTCCGCCCAGCCCCTCCACCAGCGGCGCGTTGCTGGGGTATGTGCTCCTGCCGGGGTACAGATTGCTGCTGGGCATCAGTCCCGCCTTTTCCGCCTGTGGATACAGGCTTTCCGACGGATACAGTGTCGCCGAAGGGAATAGCCCTTTCGTGATCTTTACAAAGTCTCCCACCTGTACCACGGAGCCGGGAGCCACCCGGTAGGTCGCCTCCCAGTCTCCGTTTCCGTACAGGTACAGGGCGTAGCCTTCACCCTCCGCCAGTGGGAAGCGCATCTGCCCGATGTTCGGGTAGGTGGAGTTGTTTATCTTCAGCCCCGCTTTCCACTTTTCCAGCGCTCCGGGCGCACCATTGACTTGCATGAACCGTGCCGCGCCTCCCTCGGCCAGCGGCACCTGCACGACGGAGACGCCCGTATAGGTCACGCCGTTGATCTTTACATCTCTCGCCATGCGTTTTGTTCCTCTCCGTCAGGCTATCGTCATCACGCTGCCCGCCACACTGATCTGCGGCGTTGTCATCGTTCCTACGATGGGTGCCCCTCTTTTGTCGTGGGCGGTAGCGCCTTTCGCCAGTGTGTTGGCCGTCACGCTGTCCTTTGACAGGTCCAGCTTCACCGCGCCGTCCACCACGACCTTGTTTACGTTTTTCGCCATCGCCCTTTTACCTCGTTTTTTCCGCTTCTCAGGCGCCGATGGTCAGCGTCACGCCGCCGGCCTCGTTGTCCGTCTCGCTCACGGGGATAGCGTTCACCGTCACGCTGGACAGGCAGTTGTACCCCTCGTCGGGCAGGACCTCCTGGCTGGCAAAGGTGGGGGTCACAGTCTTGGCCTGTGCCTTCATGTCCTCGCTGCCGGACATGGTGCCCTCCACGCCCAGGATGGTCACACCCTCGCGGATGTTGGTGGCGATGAGCTTGGCCTGCTCCGCCTCGGCGATCTGCACGGTTCCGCTTCCGTCGTGGAAGCCCAGGGGCACGGTATACACCTGCGCCTTGGTGGTGATATTGCCCGCCACAGCGCCGTTGTTGGGCATCGTACCGGTGACTTCCGCGCCCTTGACAAATGCGGTCTTGCCCAGCAGGATCTCAGAAGCGGACGCGGTAGCGCCGGAGGTGTCCGCATCAAAGGTACACGTACCCGTGATGGTCGCACCCGTCTTGTCGTGGGCAGTAATGCCCTTGAGCAGTTTGGCGGGCACCACGCTGTCGGCGGTCAGATCGATCTTTACCTGACCGTTCAGGATTACTTTGTTGATGTACTGATTAGCCATACTCCACATCTCCTATCGTTAAAGTTTTTCCGCCGGCGGCATTGCTGACTTCGTACTGGGGTATTTTCTTCACCGTCACGTCGTCGTTCATGCGTTTGGCTTTTGTATGCAGCACAACAGGCTCGTCCACCCGTGGTGTTACCTCATATTCGCCCTCGTAGGTGGGGATAATCTCTCCCCCGGTCTGTATCACTACATCCCGTATCTCTATCTCCACCACGGGCTGCCCCACCGGGGCGGTGTTGGCGTTGGTGTTCTTCTTCTGTTCCGCCGCGAACTGCTGCAGCGCCATTTACATCACCCCTTTGGACCGGCTTGCGGAGACGTATATGGTCTTTCCCTTCGCCCCCACCACACTCTCGTCGTTGAATTTTATCCTCGCCTGTACCGGGGGCGTCCTCCCGGCCTTAAAGGCGAAGGTCTGCTCCTGCGTCAGCGGGAATAGCCACTGTCCGTTCTCCTCGTCGTAGCGCACCACGCCGGGGTACGTCCTCGTCAGGTTCCCTATGGTGATCTCCAGCCGCAGCACCATCTCCGGCGTTATCAGCAGTTCCCCCTGCCGCAGTACGATGGGCAGCGAATAGGCATCGCCCTGCATCATGGCTGTTCCCTCCTTCCGCTTATACGGTCAAGGACTTTTTTACTTGGCGTCCTTCTCGTTCATGTCCTCGATAATGGTGATGAAGTCGCCCTTCTCGTGCCCCTTGCGCTTGCTCAGCGCGTTCAGTTTCACCGTGCGCTCCCGCGTCACATACCGGCTGCCCTGTCGGTAGGCGTCGGCGTACATCTGCGCCGCCATCACCTTGTGTCCCTCGCACAGCGCCGGGTAGATGTTCAGCAGCTCGTCCCCCAGCTCCACCAGCTTGGCAAAGGCTCTCTTGTCCAGTACCTCACCCGGCTTGTAGTCCACGCCAAGCGCCTCGCGCTCCTCGTCCGTCAGTCCGCTTACCACCAGCAGCCACCGCTGCGCCATGAACCGGCGGTTCATCTCCGTCAATATGCGGCTCAGATCCGGCTTCGGCACGTAAAAGCTTCCCGTCTTGCCCACGATGTTGCCGTACATTCCGCCGTCGCCGAACTGCACCACGTTGTCGTCCGCCACCGGCGCCATCCACAGGAAATGTACCTGCTCTGCGCTGGTGCTCACCTGCACGATCTGCGGCGCGGCCTGCTGGGGGATGTTCTTCAGCGCTTCCGCCACCGCCTTGGCCGCCGCCTCCTGCATCATCTGCTGCACCTGCTCGGCGGTGTACGTAACCGGCGCGGCGGGCACTTCCGCGGCATCAGCCGCGTCCTGCACATTTTCCTGCGCCGGCGCGTTCACGGCGCTGCTTTCGTCAGGCGTGTCCGTGCTCTGCTGGGCCGCCAGCATCACCTGGTTGTCCTCGCTCTCCTCCGCCGCGATCTGTGCGGCCAGTCTGTTTCCGCTTTTTCTCTGCTTTCCCATGCTTTCTGCTCCTTTCAGATTCATTTCATGGTCTGTTTCTATCTGCCGCAATGCGTCAAGGCTCCCGCCGCTGCCCCGTTTACACGTCGGCGCATTGCATACCCGCGGCTTTGCCGCACATCCTTATGGCGGAAACGGCAGGGTTTGAACCTGCGCCCCTCTGATTAACAGTCAGATGCTCTGCCAACTGAGCTACATTTCCGTATGGGGCTTGCGCCCCTATAAACTCCCTGTGCCTTTCGGCTCGCGGGAATTGTTTTCCAAACCGCCTTTTACGCCGGACGGGCGGCACGTTTACCGGCAACCGTGTTACTTTTAGGCGCTCAATGCACGGATAAAGCGCCAATGCTAACACACTTTCAGAGCGGCGCTATGCCATTGCCCAACGGTAGTGTCCACCGCTTTTGGCACGGACGCGAGGACTCGAACCCCGAACTGCGGTTTTGGAGACCGCCGTTTTCCCGGTTAAACTAAATCCGCATATCCGGGGGAGGGGCTTACGCCCCTTCCCCCCGTTTGGTTTTCCTTACACGGTGAAGTGCGCAATCTTGGACGCGAACGTGGCCACAGAGTCCAGAGCGATGGTCAGGTTCAGGCCGATCTCGAAATCTCCGGTGCGGGTGGGATCCATCTCAATAGAGATGGGCGTGCCGCTGGTGTAGCCGATGGTCAGCGGCTTTCTGCCGTTGCCGGCCAGCATCCAGATGTCGTTTTCGCTGAGCATGGTCTCCACGGTGGTGTTCTGGGTGCCGGGGATGATAACGTCCCGCATGGGCATCAGGCGCACCGCCATGAACTGGCCCAGGTAGCCGGCCTTGGTGTAGTCGGCGCCCAGCAGCGTGGCGATAGCGGCATCCATGTTCACATTGGTGGAGCCGGTCACGGTGTTGGGCAGCACCTTGCTCAGGGCCACGGTGCCGCCGGTGGCAAACACGTCGGAGATGGTGGTGTTGTTCAGCGCGGCGATCTTGTTGGCGCCCTTCACCCAGTTCTGGTTGTTGAAGGTGAAGTTCAGGTTGGTGGGGATCAGGCTGGTGTCCTCCGTGGCGGTGGTCATGGCCTCGTTCCACATACCCATGGTCTTGGCGTACATACCCGCCACCATGTTGGCGAAGAAAACGCCGAAGTCCATGTTCGTGCCCACCAGCTGCATCCACTTGGCGGTGATCCAGCAGCTCTTGGGGGTGGGGTTCAGCGTGTAATCGCGGGAATAGAAGCGGTTACGCGGCACGCTGCGGCTGGCGCCCCAGCTGGAGTCCTGGAAAACGGGGATGTCGTTGCTGCCGATGCTCACGGCGTAGGTCTGGCCCAGCTCGATCTCCACGGTCTCGGCGAAGTCGCTCAGTGCCTCGGAGTACACGGCGGGCAGAATGGGGATGATGACCTCCTGCCAAATGCCCTGCAGCACGGCGTAAAACCGGGCGTTGCCGTAATACTCACCGCCATTGCGCTTGAACTCCTCCCAGCTCTCGGGGGCCTTCTTGCCGGTGCTGGCGCAGGCCAGCTTGGCGGCGTACAGCAGGCTCTCCCGCTGGAACTGCTCGTTCAGCTGCTTGTAGCCCCGGTCGTTCATGGTGCGCTGCACGGGGGTGTTCTGCCCCTTGGCGCTCAGAACGGCCATCTTGCCCTTCAGGGCGTGTTCATAAAACAGCACGCGGCCCTTGGCCACGATGTCCTCGCGCTGGTCGTTTCCGTTGATGGCGAAAACCTCATTGGAAACGCTGTTCAGGTTCAGCTTTGCCATTTCTTACTCACTCTCCTCTCTTGTCACGCGGTCACGGTGCTGACCTTGCAGGCCCACACGTCGTAGTACACGAAGCTCTGCCCGGCGCCCTCGGTGAAGTTGCCGGTGCCCTTCAGTTTGAAGTAAATGGCGCCGGTAGCAGTGGGGGCGGCAGCGGCGGGCACCAGCAGACCGTTGGCGATGGTGAAGATGGTGTTCTCGCCGATGGCGGTGCTCAGGTTGCCCTCGCCGAAGCGGTAGGCGTGCTTGCCGTCAAACACGATCTCGGTGAAGGTGCCGTCCCGGCCCGCAGGAACGCCCAGCCCCAGCGTGGCGGTGCCCACGGCGTAGTTGTTGCCGTTGCGTCCGCCCAGCGTGGGCCACTCGTAGGTGTTGCAGGCGTACACGCCGGTGTCGGCGTTGGCGGCAGCGCCCGCAGCGTTCATGTAAAAAGCGTTCTCGTTCTTGATGCCCTTGAAGCCCGCACAGGGCAGCTGCTCGCCGCGCACCACCAGCAGACCAGCGGAGCAGTCCGCATCCGCATCGGACACCTGATAGCGTCCCGTGATGTTGCACAGTTCGTTGTACTCGTTGTTGGTGATCCGCGGCTCAAACGCGGTTTTCTCAATGTATGCCATGTTTGTTCACTCTCCTTTTCGTTTTACTTGCCGGTGTCGATGCCCCACTTGTCCAGCAGAGCGTCCACACCCTCGCTTCCCTCGCCGCTGTTGCCGGCGATATGCTGCCAGGCATAGGTGGTCGTGCGCTTCTGTGCGCTGCGCTTGTCGCTCTCCATCACGGCCTCGCCGCACACGGCCAGCACCGCCTCGCGCACCAGCTTCTCGCCCAGCCACGCACCGTCCTTGTCGCAGCTGTTGGCGTACAGTCCGGCCTCGATGTTCTCATTTACCGCCTTGATGGCGTCCTCTGCCACCTTTTCCTCGCGGTTGGCGTTGAAGGCGTCCAGCGTTGCCTTGGCGGAAGCCTTGCAGGCGCTCAGCCGGCGCTTGCTCTCCGCCTCCTGCATGGCGCTGATCTGCTCATTGGCGGCGTCCAGCCTGGCGTTCAGGCTCTTCACATCGCCGTCGGTCTCCTTCACGGAGGCCACGGTGTAGTCCACCACGTCCGCCACATCGGCGTTCAGCTCCACCTCGCCCACGCTCAGCACGATGTGCGCTGCGCAGGGCATGATCTTTCTGGCAATCACCTCTCCGTTGTCGTCAGCGTTAAAGGTGTAGCCGAAAAGATTGCCGGAAGCGTCCAGCAGCGCCACGTTCAGCCCGTCCTCGCTCATGGAGAGCACCTTGTGGTTGGGGAACTTGGTCTGCATCTGCTCCATCGCTCTCTTGTTCATGTTGCTTTTCACTCCTTTTTTTGTGTTTTTGTCGGGTTCCTTGCCGTCGCTGCCCTCTGCGGCTGTGTGCAGCGACGCGGCCCGCAGCTTCAATTCCTTAAATTCCTCCTGCATGGCCGCCAGCTTTGCGATGCTCGCACCCGGTATCGCCGGGTTTACCCTGTCGCCCAGAATGGTCACGCCTATGCCCGACCATTTGGTAAACACGTCCACATCGCCCTCTTTGTGGCTCTCCGACACCATTGTCTCGGCGGAAACGTCCATCGTGCCCTGTTCCACGATCTTCCGCGTCAGCTCCGGGGCGTAAAAAGCAAATAGCCGTCCCTTCGCTCTGAGCCATGTATGACTGCCCCTCTCCACAAGGGTAAAGTCCTTTTCGTCGTCGGACAGCGTTCCCACGATGCGCTCGGCCGTCCCCTCCATGAAGGATTGGTACTCCTCCCCGGTCTTGGGATCCCGGCGCTTGCTCATGTTGTGTCCGTCCCCCACCTGCTGCCCCACATAAGCGATCAGAATGGGCTGCCCGATGAAGGTCTTGTAGTAGTCCCGCAGGTTGCGGTAGTCCCACTTGTTCCGGTTTTCACCCTCGCGCAGGACCCACAGCTCCACGCCGAACTCGTATTCGTTGAGCTTCTGCATCACCTTCAGCGTGCCGCTGGCGCTCACCTTCTTGGGCAGCGCCTTGGTTTTCAGCGTGCTCATTCGTCCTCACCGCCTTCAAACAGTTTTCGGCACCAGCTGTCAAAGGTGGCGCGGCTCATACCGCCGTTGTCCCACATGGTCCAGGCATCCAGCAGTTTGCGCCTGTCGTCGGTGTTGGCGATCTGCAGCTCCTCCGCCTTCAGGGAAAGCGCGTTGAACTCCCCGTCCGCCGTGGCGCGGATAAATCCGCCCAGTGCCTCGTTTACACCGTCCACAATGGCCACGCACACTTCGAATACCCGATCCAGGTCGTTGTCAAAGTCCTCGTCCAGTTCCGGCGTACCAGGGTACATCAGCCGCAAATGGTAGTCGTGGGGTATCTCCGCGAACTCGTCTATCCGCTCAGGCTGCTTATGCTCCAGCTTGTGGATCGCATCCGACAGAAACGGCATACCCATGTCGCACAGCACCCGGTCCTTGATGTCCGCAAACCACTTTTCCGCATTGCCGTATGCTTCCATCACCCGGCGCATCGGCTCCCGCATAGGTGCGAACCGGGGGTTATCCCAGCTGGCGTATTCCTGTGCTCTCATGTCCTCACTCCCTCTCTCCGAAAAATGAAAATGAGGCCGCAGCCGGTGTTCTCCACCGGCGCAGCCCCATTTGGCTTTCCCCGCAGCCCCTTTGCCGCGGTTATCCACTTTTCACGGCCATTGCGCCTACCTCAATACCCCGCGCATCCGCGCAAGCCTTCGGTCACAGCAGCCGCATTCTCTGTTTTCGTTCCCCACTGTCGCAGGGGCTCTCGCCGCCCTATCGGTCTGTCGGCATCGGCAGTGCCGTGCCTTTCTTTTTCTTCACCGTGTGTACGGTGTGTGCCTTTATGGCCAGTCCCTCCGCCGTCCGGCGTATCTCCACGTCGTTCCCCCGGGCCAGCTCCCGGTTGATCTCGTGCAGGTCGTCCGCCGTCAGTATTGCCGTCATGCCCATTTCTTCTCAGCCTCCCGCGTCCTCTGACGCTTCCTGTCCCTCGGTCCCCGGCGCCCCTTCCGATGCCGGTCTCCCTCCGGGGTTCATGTCGTGGGCCGCCTGCGGCGGCAGTCCGCTTTCGCTCTGCTTGGCGTTGTAGCTGGTCACAAGGGGCAGCCGCAGGTCCATAATGCCGCTTTCTTTCACCGCACGGCTGATGGCCATGTCGTCCATCACGCTCATGTCCAGCATCGCCATGTAAAGCATGGTCTGGGGCAGTATGCCCAGCGTCATGCCCTGTCTGGCGTTTTCAAAGGTCTTTTCGTCCTCCGCGATGTTGCCAAACATGGCGAATCTCCATGAATACTTCAGGTTCAGCCCGTCCATGATGCCCTGCATCATGCGCTCATAGCACCGGTATATCTGCTCGGCAAACTTGCTCTCTATCTGCAAACTGATATTCGCCACGCCCGCCCGCGGCTCGTCGCTGGTGGGTATCAGTGCGCTCAGGCCCGCCTTCGCCATGGTGTAGCCGTACCCCGCGGAGCTTATCTTCGTGGCGCTGGGCGCCTCGGCCAGCTGGTGCAGCTCCATGTTCTTCAGCGGCGCGGCGTACCAGCCTATGCCGCTGGTGTTGTTCTCCGCCAGTTCGTTGTAAAACCGCGTGCGGAAAAGCTCCCACCCTGCGTTGCTCAGCTTGTAGCTGTCCGACTGCTGCCTCGTGCTGTTGTCGTCGTATTCGATCTCGCCCGTCAGCAGAGAGATCAGCGGGTTCTGTACCAGTTCCAGCTGTATCTGCTCATACTGCGCGATCTGGATAAACGACAGGAAAAGTCCCGTCAGAGGCGATACAACCGCCGTCTGCGCGTCGTCTATCTCAAAGGGGTATACGGTGTCCACCGGCAGCGTCACCCAGTAGCACCACTTCCCGTTCTGGTAGTATACGTCCGGGTCTCCCGGCAGCACGCCGCCGCCCTGCTCCGCTGCCGTTTTCAGCTCGGTAAAGCGGTTCATATTGATGGTGTTCTTCGCCGCGTATACATACCGGGTGCCCGCGCCCTTGGGCGGTCTCGCCGCCACCTGGGTGAATATGCCCCAGTAGGGCTTAAACAGCTCCCCGAACTGCGCCGGCTCACATCCCGGCTTCAGAAAGTACATCATGTTAAAGGCCACGGTGTACTTCGACACGCTGTTGAACCCCACGATCTTTATCCAGTCGCTGGGCAGCTGCTGCATAAAAGCGTAGTTCACCTTGTTGTGGGGCTTGTCCACGCTCACGCGGGGGTAGTAGAATACCTTTCCCTCCTGCACCGCCTGCCCGGCCAGCTTGTGGGCCGTGGTCTTTACGTCCAGCTTGCGCCGCAGCTTCTCCAGCAGCTTCCACTCCCGCCAGAACTCGTCGTTCTTCGCCGTGTCCTTATCGGTGAACTCCGGGGCGATGTAGCTGTGATACGTCAGCAGATCCTGGTACATCTTCCGGGTGTGGAAAAGCGGATAGGCCGTAAATTCCAGCCCATGCTCCACCTGCCGCAGCCCCTGCTCGTTGCCAAGCGGGGCGGTCAGCATCTCTGCCACCGTATTCTTGGTATAGTCCTCCGGCAGCGAGGAGATGGCCTGCACCCTTCGGTTCTGAATGTAGGGGTTCACCCGTGCCGACTGGCTCATGCTCACCCGGCTGAAGGCGCTGGCCAGCGCCCCTGCCGGCATATTGCCGTACTGCTCCGCCAGCGCGTTGAAGCGCTGAAATATCTCCGGGTAGGTGCCGCAGGCTACGCTCTGCAATTCACTTGTCAGGTTCCTCCGCTTCTCCTGCTCCATGCGCCGCCTCCTCGTCTATGCGGGAGCGCTCTTTTTCCAGCTCCCTCTCCCACGCATCCAGCAGCTCGTTCAGCCGCTTCTGCGTGTCAGCCCTGTTCTTTTTCACCCCGTCCGCCAGCGCCGCCGCGATGCAGTCCGCCAGCCACAGCCGGTCTCGCTCCGTCAGGCGTTTCAGGTCCGCGCCCTTGATCTCCACCGTCTGCATTTTTTTCGGCGCCGTAGTGCGGTACAGCAGCATATACCCCGCCGTTATCCGTACAAAGCGCTCCTTTTCCGCCAGCGCCACCGTTTCGCCTGTCACCCGCGCCGCGTACAGTCTGTACTTCCTTGCCGCCATTTCAGCATATCCTCCCGCCGCGCCGCGCCGTCACCGTGCGGCCTCCCGCGCCGGCTGCCGCCGCCCTGTGCGGCGCTGCGGCACGGTTTTTGTATTTTGCCAGCTCTGCGTCCCAGTCGCTCTTATGCCGCACCGCCTGCGCCAGTTCCTCGCGCTCCAGTATCTGCGCCACCCGCAGCGCATATTTCAGGGCCGACCATATATCGCGCTGTATGTGCTTGCTTATTCGTTCTTCCTTTTGCGTCGTGCCGCTGGCCACCTTTTTCAGGTTCTGTATCTGACCCACCAGTTCCCGTGTCTTTATGTAGGGGTCGGCCAGCATGGCGTCCATGCTGTCGTCCTTGATCCGGTGGTACTTTTTGTAGTTCTCCACGCCCTCATTCACGTTACTGCACAGCAGCTCCACGTTCCGGTTCTCAAATTGCAGCTCCGCGTACCGCACCATCTCCGCGTCCGGATCCGTCACGCCAGCGCCGCCCGCCTTGATGGGGTACAGGCACGGCACGGCGTTTTCCTGCTCCAGCTCCGTAAAGCTGGCGTGGTTCCGCACGCACAGCGGCGCAAGGCCGTCACCAAGGTCCATCATCAGGTTCTCCACCACGCTGGTGCCGTACTGCCATGCGTCTATTGCCAGGTATGTCGCGGCCCCTCCGTCGCAGCAGAAGCGGCTCCACACGTCCTTGATCCGCTGCGCCTGCATCATGCTCTTTACCGGTGGGTTCCAAACGTCCACATACACCACCTGCTTCAGGTAGCGGTCCCGCTTCAGCCAGTCCGTTTGACGTGTGCATTTCAGCACCACGCAGGCGCATTTTGCGTTCTTCTTGTCGTCGGCGTAGGATACGTCGTACCCCACGATATAGATCACGTCCTCCAGCTTCAGTTTGTTGCCTATGTCGTAAGCGCAGTGCCGGTTCTCCGCGATCATCAGTTTGCGGCACTCTGTCAGCACCTCGTCCCGCACGATAGGATTGCTGTCCGCCCCGGTGTAGCGCGATTCCATTTCGCGCATCCACCGCTCCGGCGTCAGCTTTGTTCGCAGTTTCTGCGCCCAGGAATAGGGCCGCATCTGCTGCAGTACCACGCACTCCCACGATATGTCATAGGCATAGGCGCTCTCGCCCGCCAGCATGGCTTTCATGTTCTCGCACCGCGTATCGTAAGCATGGTTCTGCTTCCGCCCCGCACTGGTAATGGCGTGATCCTTGTAGGGGATATAGTTGGGGTCCGGCTTACCGTTTACATTATGCGTCAGTCGCACAGCCGGCAGCACCACCGTCGTGTATTCCGCGAAGTCGAACGCCGGATTTTCTTCCTGTGCGTACTCCTCCGCCGTCACGTCGTGAATGTTGTCACCGCGCATGGCGGATATGTAAAAGGCGCTCCCGCAGTCGGTCTCTATCTTGAAGTCATCCTTACTCTCCGCCGTCACCCGCCACTGCTTCGCCAGTGCCGGGTAGTCGTGCTCCGTCTGCCGGTATGTCTTGCTGCCTATGGTTGCCATTTGGCGGTATGACGGTCCATAGTAGGCACTCTGCACACCGGGCCACACCAGCCCGTTCAGCTCCGCGTATTTGAACTTCGTGCTGGTTTTTGTTACGCCTCGCGCTCCAGTGAAGGAAACAGAAGCCTTGCGGGCGTATACCCGCACCATCACCCGCTGCAGCAGTTCCTCGTTTGCAAAGTCTGCCGTCGGGCTCCTGAATACGTCCAGCGCCTTATCCGGGCAGAATCGGCACACCCATACCAAAAATGCCCAAAAGGCATCCTCATAGTTTTCGTAGCTTCGCTCCTGCGTGGGCTTTTTTGTCACCCAGCCAAGACCGGCCACATACGCTTTACCCGTTCGCCTCGCCATCGGTGTTCACATCCTCTGCGTCCGCTTTCGGCTTACCCGGCTTTTTCTTCTTTTTCACCGGGCGCATCCGCACCAGCCCCAGCTTTTCGTAGGCTTCCTTCTCCGCCTCGTTGGGTTTCTCTGCAAACTCGCCTAAATTGTCCTCCAACCGCATCTCGTCCGGCAGCTCTGTCAGTTCCGGTAGTCCGTCGTTCTGCCGCATCCGGTTTTCGTTTATCAGTATCATCTGGTCGGCAGCATCCCGCGTGTAGGGGTATTTGCACGGCCGGCCGAAAAATATACGGAACGCCTCGTCCGGTTCGCAGGGCTTCCCGTTTTTCAGCAGTCCTGCCCGCTCCAGCGCCACTACCATGTTGTCCAGCCGCAGGTCCTCCACCGGTTTCGTGTCCTTCTTCCGCAGGTTTTCCGACGCCAGGTTCTCCTGTATCATGCTGGATAGCTTCTTGGCCTTGTCGATCTGACCCAGCTCCGCCGCGTCGTTCATCTGCTTTGTCCACTTTGCCACGTTCCGCAGGATCAGCTGCTGCTTGGCGCTCACCGCCTGCTCTCCGCCGAAGTCAGCGCACAGCGCGTTATAGATCCGGTCAAACTCGTTGTAGTCCTCGCTGGTGTATGGCACTTTCCCCGTGCCCTCGCCCCAGTCTGCGGCCTGTCGCTTGGTGCCCTGCCTGCCATCCCGTGCGCTTTTCTCCGCGCTCACCGCCTTGGTGAAGTTGCCGTTCTCCAGCCCCTCTCCGAATATCTTGGTGATGTCCGTCAGCCCGTCGAGAAAGCCCAGCTCTCCGCCTCCCGGCGTCCGGTCCAGCTTTTTCTTTGCCAGCTTATCGCAGTAGGTCGTCCACTTGTTTTTGCTCCCGCTTGCCGGCAGCGCGTTCATGTCAAAGGGCTTGTTGAAGCGTATGCAGGCATAAAAATAAGCCAAACTCTCCCCCACCGCATCATTAAGCTGGTCGTAATACGCCTGCTGCTTTTCCGCGTCCATAGGTAAAAGTTCGGCCATCCTGCGCTCCTTTCGGATAGTAAAAATGGTACAAAAGAGAATTATCCACTCTCTCGTGTACCATTTTCGCAGGTTTTCCGTCATGTGAGGGACTTTTAAGTCCCTTTCCAAATTTTTTTATTCGCGGCCTAAAAGATAGTCCACCGTCACCTCGAAGTAGTCCGCCAGCACCTCCAGCGATGAGGCTTTCGGCTCCATCTCCCCCTCCTCATACCGTCGTATCATGTGCTGGCTCATTCCGCACAGCTCCGCCAGCACCCGGCGCTTGATCTGCCGTCTTTCCCGCAGTGCCCGCAGTCTTTTAGGGAATAATTCGTTTGCCGCCATCTCACTGCTCCTTCACGTCCGGCAGTTTTCCCGCTTCCAGCAGCATCTGCGCCTCCGTATTCGATATGGGAAAGCCCACGCGCTTGCGCCGCTGTATGCTCTTGATCCTGTCTGCCCGTGCCCTTTCTTTTGTCTTGAAGAACGGGCACTTCCCTTTTGCGCTGCACACCAGCTCCCGCAGTCCCGCGCACTCATCCTTAATCGGGATATACAGGTCGCAGCTGCGCTTGGGCAAACAGCGCCATTTCTCACACGGCTTCTTCACTCCGCTCACTTTTCCCGCCACCCCTCTCTCCACAGATACGCGCTGCCCGCAACCAGAAACGCCATATCCGCTGCCACCACCACCATGCACAATACGCCCACAAGCGTTTTATATACACCCGCCGCCATCAGCAGCGCCAGCACTGCCGCCAGCAGCAGCGCCAGCAGTATGTACACCACCGCCCACCGGCGGTATTTCTTTTTCTCGTCTTTCATGCGCTCATCTTCCCGCCTTTCGTAGCACCCGCAGTGTCCCGCGCATCAGCGTCGCATCCTCCACGCCCGGTATCCCCTCCACCGCTTTATACAGCGCCGGTTCCTCCTCTCGCGTCACTTCTTTCCACTCTATCAACCCCACCTTATCCACCGCACAGCCCACAGGCGTAAGGCTGTCCATTTTGAGGCACTCACTCTCTTGCCCATCGGCGAGCTTCCAATAGCTGCACGTCAGTTCCTCTGTGGTGTAGCTTTCCGCCGCAGCCACAGGCCGTGGCTGTACCTCGTCCATGAGCACACCGCCCAGTTTATGTATCAGCTTCCGCCGTAGTCTTTCAGTCCAGTTCAATGCTGCCCTCCTTCCACCCCTCCGGCACGATAAATGCCCCTGTCTCCTTGCACACCGCCGCCCCATCGTCCGCTATGTTCTCCGGTTTCAGCGACATCATCTCCGCCTTGTCCTCCGGCACGATCAGGGGCACATCCACCTTTTGCGTCAGCAGCTGCACATCCAGATCCCGTCCTGTCACCAGCACCTGCGCCATGCCCTTCTGCGCGTACCCTATGGCCGGGGACAGGTCCACCATCCGGCTCTCCTCATAGGCTTGCAGCCTTACATAGTTGGCCACCGCGCTGGTGTATGCGCCCACGTTCATGCTGCTGTCCGCGGCCACGTCCAGCACCTTCTGGTAGTTCTTCGAGTCTCCCTCTTTTTTCAGCATATCTATGGTGTAGCGTATGCACCTCTCCACACCGCGCCAGTCGCTCATGCCGAACTTCTCCGCCACCTTCTCGTACACGCCGCCCTTCTTCGTCCACTGTATCGGCCTTTCCACGGCGCCCTCCAGCACCAGCCGTACCGCCTCCACCGTGTAGTCGAAGCCTGCCAGGTCCTCCCTCACGCCCATCGTCCGCAGCGCCTTTATGGCGTATGCCTCATATTTGCTGATGGTTTTCATGTGTTATCTCTCCTTTTCCGGTCTCTCTTCGTAGTATTCTGCCAGTACCAGATCCCCGTCCCGTATCTGGCAGTGTATGATTCCGCACTTCCGGCACTTCCGGCTCCGCAGATCGAGCCATGCGTCCTCCTGCACCGTTTCGCCCCACTCATGGCTGCAGCCGTACACTTTTTTCAGGAACTCCTCGTACTCGCTTCCCAGTGCGCCCTTGCTGCCCACAAAGCGGTCATATTCCTTCAGTTCCTCCGGTGCCACGCTCTCCCGCGATGGCAGGATCCTTTTCAGCAGTTCAAACGGCGCGTACAGCACCGCTTTCGGCGCATAGTTATTTCCGTTCTCCACGCCGCCTGTTCAGCTCCTTTCCGCACATGATCTGCACGTCCCTCGTCCACGCGCACAGGTGCTTATACCGGCACTCCTCCGGGCACCGTGTCGTCCCTGCGCAGCCAATATACTGGTGCATCTTCACCCGCATGGCCGTCACCACGCCGTTCCACCTCTCCAGCTCCGTGTCTCCCCATTTTGCGGGGTCAAATGCCATCATGTGTGGTGTCTCCTCTCCGTCCATCCGCGCCCCGCAGCCGGGGCAATAATCCGACAAAACGTATTCATCGTTGCAGCTATACACCGCCTCATAACCACACTTCGAGCAAGCGTAGCCGCCGATTGGATCGCGCCCTGCAAGCGCGGGGTCCCACCCGGTTATCTCGCTCTCGTATACCGGAAGCCACCCCGCCTGCGGCGTTTCCTCTCCATCCGACTTTCCGCCCCCAGCAAAGCCACGCACCGCGTCCAATACAGCCTTTTCGATGACCGCCTGTATGCTCACTTTGTTCTCGCACACCACAGGCATCTCATCCAAAGATTTGTTATAGTACGTTGCCTTGCGTACCTTCCATTTGCCGTCCCAGAAGTCAACGGAATAGCCAGTGCTTTTCGCCGCTTCCATTTTTGCCGATCTTGCCGCGCCGGTTTTTACGAAGTAGCTTTCCCGCGTCACCCACGGATTTTTGTATATCTTCATGCCGAACCATCCATCTTCGCACCACAGTTTGGGCAGTACGGCTTCTCTTGGTTTTGAGCTATGCCACCAACCCCGTTATGTTTGCCGCAATGCGAGCAATAGCATCTACGACGATTATATGGGCCGTCAAATCGGACTATCCACTTGCCATGCACCACCGGGGCAACGTCAGCAGAACGAGTATCGGCAATCTGCCGTTTTGCATCCGTCATCGTAGCGCAAGTATTGCCAATTTCTAACGCCGTTAACCGCGCGATTGCTACATTTTTCTCTATGTATTCAGCCATTGTCAGCCCTCCTGTTCCATGCTTCGATTGCTTTTTCTTTGCTGGGCAGCCCAGATACTTTCATCTTCTTTGTGTGGAGGCCATCACAAGCCCTATATCTCCCACAACCGGCATCCCACCCAAAGTCTGCTCTATCGTAGGTATCGTACATATGGATGACGGTTGCAACTCCACCGCACTCAGGGCAGCGCTTCAATTCAGCCATCCTTCATCGTCTCCAATGCTTTCTCCGCTTCCTTCGATGGGGAGTTTAACCAAGCTAAGATATCCGAGTAATCCCCGGAAAAATTCAATTCATCTTCAAACCCAAGTTTTTTGTACAGCATTCTGCAAAGCTCTTTTTGGGTATCGTAAATCTGCTTCGCCAACTGCTGATTTGTCGAAGTCCTCATACGGTCTGCATTGGTCAACGCTTTGTTAGACGGCAGCACCACCAGCCGACCGTCCTTGTCGGCTGTCAGCAGTTCCGCAAGCCTTCCGAAGGATATGTCACAGGTTGAAAGCACATTTCCGGCTTCCCTTGCCTCAGCGCACGCCTGCGGAGACAGCCCCGTGTCCTCATATGCAGCAAGGCGATCCTTGAGGCGATTGCGGCAATACAGTGCAGTGCAGTCAGCCATCGGCTTACCATGCTTACCAGTCCAATCCGCTTCGCACTTCTCACAGTCCATCATTGCCTGTCCATCGGTGTCGCGCTTCGTCAGTCGTTCCATCACTCCACCTCCCATTTCAGTTCGTCATACAACTCGCTGAAGCGCTTGTTCCACTTTCTCAGTCCGAAGAAACAGTACACGCCCAACACGATCCACAGCCCGCTGGCGATGTTTTGCAACAGATTTTCCATCACTCCACCTCCTCATCCGCATATCTCTGATACCACAATGGCAATTATTGCCGCTACGTAAACCGCGACAAAAACTGCAAAGACAGTGCAGCTCCGCTTCTTATACATCGTGTGTATGGCGGTAATAAGCAGCGCAATACAGTACACGCCGAGCAAGGCATATAACCAGCCCACTACTGCACCACCTTCCCCCAGAACTTACGTCGGCATTCATAGCAGTTCGTTCCACGACAAGCAGCTATGAGTTTGTTAAACTCTTCACCTCTGCATAACTGTTTAGGGCAAATGATAACATTACCCTTTTTGTCAAGTTGTGTATCTGGCCACTGTTCCAAAAACACACTCTGTCTTGTTTTACGAGGATGCTCAGCAGCCCATTCTTCGACGATGGTCACAATGTTGTCATCATCAACCATTCCCTCCAATGCACTACACTCGCAGTCTTTTGCGGGGCATTGATAGCAGTCCCCGGCATGGTGGTAAAAGCGGCACATTCGGTCGCGTTCTTTGATAAACTTCACAGCATCCATTTACTTCTCCTCCACTTCGTTCCCCCAGCAGTCCCAGCCGTCCACCTGTTGGCGGGCAAACAGTTCGATGCGGGGTATATCTCCAAACAATTCCATGATGAGGGTTCTGACGCAATCGGGCTTCTTGCTGTGTTCTGTTCTTTCGGCTTCTACTAACTGGCGTACAGAATTGGATCGTTTGTTCTTGAGCATCCCGCCCCTCGTCCCAAGCAGGCAAAGTTCGCAATTCTTCATTGTCCATGCCCCAAGCGTAGACACTTGCTTGCCGTTCTTGGTCTTTTTTGACCAGACGAAAGCCACTGTCACATACTTGAACCCCCATGCTTTCATAAGTCGTATAGCCTCCTCAAGGTGCGCGTCCGTAGACCACATAAACAGTGCTGCGTCTTTCTCCGCAATGCGTTTAACGTCCCAAGTCTCCATGACGGAAGCCTTTTCTGTCCCATATACCGTTTCAAGAGGTCTAAACCTGTTTCCATTGTATCGCTGCACCTCTTTGCTGCTGAACTGCCACGGCGGATCGGCATAAATAACGTTATATTTCTTGTCGGTAGTAAAAATATCCACCACTGCCATCAAATTTCCCTCCATTTGCACCCGTCACAGGCACCCTCGTGTGCTTGTTTGTACTTCCCGCAGTATTGGCATAGCTCGTTGATAAGGGCTTTCCGATCTGCCGCCAGCTTCGAGTTTGCGGCCATCAAACTACTATTGGCACCATCCAACTGCGAAATGCTGTCGTAAGCAGTTTTTAACTCCTCGCGCTTGTCAACCAATGCTTTTCTCAACTCCGAAATGGTGGAAAGCGCATTGCCATGTGCCACCTTCATGTTGTTCACATTCAACGGCTCAAGCCCTGTGTCCTCGTAGGCGGCAAGGCGGTCTTGCAGCACACTGATCCACTCTTGTTCCGTGTATTTCTCCTCGTAATCTGACGCCATAAGAACCTCACCAGTTCTAAGTCGCTGTGTCAGTCGTTCCATCAGCTCGTCTCCTTCTCCCACCGAATTTTCATTTGTGCCGGGTATAGGTCAACCTCCGGTCTGCGCTTACCCGTCCAACGCAAGCCGCCAGCCTGTCCCACGCATTTCCACCCGCTGGCTTTCAGGCTTGTGCCTCTTTCGCTGTCCAGTATGTAGGTCACAAGTCGTTTGTAGCCCATCGCCCGTGCCGCCCGCCAAGCAGCAGCGTACAGCATAGAGCAGGCGTTGTGGGTGCCGTCTGTGCATAGCCGATTGACCTCCAACGTCCATCCGTCGTCCAGATGTCGGCTCACCGGTCTACCCACAATGGCAACGCCCACGATTTCCTTTCCGTCCGTGCAGCCGATGGAGAACTTGTGTCCCACCACTGGCTTATGATGCCGGTGGTGCTGCTCCACAAAGGCGTTCGCCTCCTTGAGCGTCATCGGGCAAACCTCAAGGCTCATTTCTGTTCCTCCTTCACCGCCACAGCCTTTGCCATCTGTGCCATGCCCTTATTCATTTCCTCTATCTGCTTATCCCGCCGCGCAATGGCGTCCTTCAGGCTGTCGTTGGCTTTCATCAGTGCCTCGATGTGCCGCTGCTGGTTCTCGATCAGGTCAGCGGCGGCAACATTTTTCTTTGTGCAGCAGTCGCCCAGTTCGTCGCTCGTTTTGAAAAACGCGCAGGTTGTACTGCACTCAAATTCGCCATCAATGTCTGCACAGCACCGCAGCGCGGTCACGATCTCATCTCTTGTCATGTCATTCCTCTCAATCTCCAAACACCACGCCGCACTCGTCCTTCAGCACGTCCTTGATGTGCTTCCGCTTGATGCGGCCCTCGTTTATTTCCTCCGCCAGCAGCTCCAGGCACTCGTACAGATACGCGATGCTCTGCGTGTCCCGGCTGTCCGCTGTCTCCTCTTGGACGTGCCAGCCGCATTTGTCCATCAGCACCATCGCCACCATGTCCATGTTCTCCCGTGTGCCCTGCAGCTTGCCACGCATGAAGATGCGGTCGTCCCTGCTCAAATGCTGTTTACCCATTCCCGTCGTCCTCCGAAATGTGCACCACCTCATAGCACCCGAACCGTCCGCCGTTTCGGTACGCCTTACATATCGCGCTTCGTGTGCTGGCGTAGGACCGCCCGGAACGCCGCGCCAGCTCCGCCGTACTCGTGCCCCACCAGCGGGGCAGGCGGTATTTGTCCCGCGACACGATCATATACACCGTCGTCATGGCCTTACTCCTCCCCGCATCGACGCAGGCGCAGGCTGTCCGCCAGTTCCCGCGCTGACTGCTTCCGCTTGCGCTTCCGGTCCCGCGCCTGCTCCCAGCAGTTGCAGCACTCGGGGTACGGGCAGTCCATGCACGTGTCTATGCGCTCCTGTGGTTCATGCTGGCTGTCCTCCACCGCGCCGCTCAAAAATCGTCCTGTCTCTCCGCAATGTTCCTGCCGCCGGCTCTCCGCCGCGGCATCCACCGTCAGCCACGGGGCCTTGGCGCTGCCCAGGCTCCGCATAAATGCGCCGACGCTCATCGTTCCCTGCATTGCGTGCATGATGTTCTAAACCTCCCTCACCGTGATGCCGTGGAAATACAGCATCATCTTCCTTTTCATCACAAATAGTCTGTATGCGGCGCTGCTGGTGTCGCGGAAGCCCTTGCTGTCCTCCACCACCGTCTCGCCGCCCTGCTCGTATACGAAGTCGGCCACGTACTCTATGCCTTTCTCCTTCGTACCGTCCTTGTGTACCTGCTTCGGTATCAATTCGTACTTTACCTGCGTCCGCAGACCGGATATTTCACCGGCTCTCTGCATCAGCCACAGGTCCATGTACCGCCGCGCCTCCCGCTTGCTGTCAAAGTGCATCAGCGTCCCGTCCGGCATGGTCAAGTCCACTTTCTCGGCGTGGAGCTTGTTGCCCTTTTTCGGCTTTGCGGCCTTTTCCGTCTCCTGTGCTGCTTTCTGTGCCGCCTGCTGCGCCTGTACTTTTTGCAATATCTGCGCCTGAGCCTTCTGGCTGAAGCGGCCTATATCCTCCATCGTCAGTCCCATGCGCTTCAGTCCTCATCCGCCGAGCCCATTTCCAGCCGCCGCCTCCGTGGCCGCTGGTGGAACTTGTCGGTCGGCTCGTCGTTGTCTGTCCGATAGCTCATTTCCGTAAAGGTCATCTTCGACCCGTCGAAGTAGAAATTCACGTCCCCTGTGCGGCCCCTTCGGTTCTTTGCCACCGTGCAGCCCACCTGTGTCTCGTCCCCCGGATCCGTTTTCCAAAGGAATATGACCTTCACCGCGTTCTGTTCCAGCTCGCCGCTGTCGCGCAGAGAGTTCAGCTTCGGCTTGTCCGTTTCGTTCACCGTGCGGCTCAGCTGCGCCGCCGCCACAATGGGTATCTCCAACTCCGACGCCAGCAGCTTCAGCTCACGGCTTATGCCGCCCAGTTCCAGGTTGCGGTTCTCAGCTTTTTTGTCCTTTTCGCCGATCATCAATCCCAGATAGTCCACCACGATCATTTTCAGGTCATCTATGCCCAGTGCCAGTTCCCGTATGCGGCTCACCGTCACATCCGGGCCGTCATAGAAGTACACCGGCAGCCGGCTCTCCCAGCTTGCCGCCTCAGCCACGCTGGCCCACAAGTCCTCATCCTCCGGCATCCCGTCAATGAGCTGGTCCATAGTCACGCCGTCCGCCCGCTTGGCCAGCAGTCTCTCGCCCACCTCTCCGGCCAGCATCTCCGCCGTGATGTGCAGCACCGTCTTGCCCTTCATGGCGGCGGCTTCCGTCATCTCCATGCACATGGCGCTCTTTCCGCAGCCCGGTCTCGCGCCCACAAGGATCAGCTGTCCCGGCCACAGCCCTTTCAGCGTCGCGTCCAGCAGGGGGAAACCTGTGTCTATCCGCCCCTCCTTTTTGCCGCTGATGCTGCTCATGGCCTCGCTCATGGCATCCGACATGGTTTTCAGCCGTCCGCCCCGGCGTGAGCGCATCTTCTGGTGGCATATCGCCGCCACCGCCGCCTGCGGGTCCTCATCCGTGGCCAGCGCCTCCATCACCGCCTTGGTGAAGCGGCGCTTCTCCGCCTTCTTCCGCACGATCCCGGCGTATTCCAGCACGTTGGCGCTTGTTGGGGTGATCTCCATGCACTGCAGCAGGTAGTTGCGCGTTTCGCTGCTGTACAGACCCTCCCGCTCCAATTCGCTGGCCACGGTCAACCCATCTATGGGCTTCGCCGCCACGTGCATCCGCCGTATGGCGGTGAATACCTCCTGGTTGGTGTTGATGTAGAAGTCGTCAGCCTCCACCGCGTTCAGCACGTCCTTTACGCACGCCGCGTCGATCAGCATTGAACCGATCACCGCCCGTTCTGCGTCCCCGGAGTAGTCCTGCTGCCACAGCGCTACCTCCGCCGCCGGGGCTTTCTCGATCACGCCTATTTCCATGTGTTCTTCACTCCTTCACCGCGCCCTGCTCCTTCACCATGTCGGCAAATATCTCGTTGAAATACCGCTTCATGTCATAGGTGCTCTGCACTTTCTTTCCCCACCACTGGCTGTTCAGTGCGAAGTACAGCACGTTGTCTATCGTGTCCCACGCCACGCCGTTCTGCTCGTGCAGTTCATTCAGCGCCACGGCCTGCTTCTGCATTTCCGCCTCCGTGGGCTGCGCCCTGCCGGGGTTGTCACGGGCCTTCTCCTGCGCCAGGTACTGCGCGATCTGATAGGCTTCGCTGGCGTAGTCAACAGTGGGAGCGTCGTTTTCAGGGATGAACTCCTGCGTGTAGTTCCCCTCCAAGGTTTTCTGGAAATTGTCCGGGCTTGTAATGAGCCAGTCGAAGCTGGCCACGAAGCCTCGCTTGTTTTTGCCCTTCAGGAACGGGCTGTTCTTCACGTTCTCAATGGCTTTCAGCACACCATCTACGCCGTTTTCCCGGATGCGGGCTTTCAGCGCCCGTCCCCGCTTGGTCTCCGCCGTTACCTTCATCACCTGTGTCAATCCGGTTTCGTTCCACGCTGCCACGATGCGTCGGACATCACTTGTCCGACACACAGGCTCTTTAGAGCCTGTAGATATATCTTCTAACCTATCCTTACCTACACTATCCTCTTCTACCCTAACCTGTGGCAGACAGTCGGCAACCACATGGCAACCATCCGGCAACCACTTGGGTACCACGTTGTACCCGCTTTTCTCCGCCACGTTGTCATCCACCGTATACGCGCCGTTCGCTTCAAGCGTAAGCAGCGATAATTCCTCCTTGAAACGGGTCTGCGTGTACCTGTCTTTTCGCAGTGCGTTCGCCATACGCCAGTGTTTGATGACGATCACGCCATTCTCGAACTGGTAGATATAACGGCATTTCAGCAGGGTTTCGAGATCCGATACGCTGGCGTGCGCCTTAAACATGGAGGCGGAGACTTGGTTGCAAAAACCGTCATCGTCTGCGGCCATCGAGAGGTGAAGGTAAAGAGCTTGCGCGGAGGATGACATTTCCATGAAATGGTCATCATCCGTGACGCTCTTGGTAAACATCCTCCGTGTCGCCATCAGTCCCTCTCCCCCCAGACTTTCAAAAATTCTGTGATATCCGCAGACTTTCCACCATTGTCCTCGTCCTTGCCGCAACCGCAAAGTCCACGCAGAACGCAGCATTTACAGTTGTCCTCATATTGGTCGCTGATGCACTGGCGAATCAGCATTTCCTTTACCTCATGGTCACAACACACAATATCAAAAATGCTGGGCTGTTCGGCGCGTTGCTGCTGCGAGCAGTCCGCTTCCCCAATCTCGCAGAGTTTAACGATGCCTTTGCTGCCCCCGCACGCGCTGTATAGGGGGCACACTTTACAGGTATCGCCCCTTATGCAATCACCGCAAACCTCCAGCATCGCGGCAAATTCTTCCTTCGTGCAGATAATTTTCATGTCCTCTTACCTCCCTCAAATGCCCAGGTCGTAGTCCTCGTCCGCGCCGTCCCGGTCCCAGGGCAGCGGCTCGTCATCCTCCATCTCGTGCAGTGCCGCCGCGCTCTGCTGCGCGGTGTTCTGCGTCCTGCTGGGCTGTCCGGTGGGAGTTTCTCCGGCGCACAGCTTTTCCAGCTGCGGCAGCAAGTCCGCCAGCCGCAGGAATATCTCCACCGGCACCTGCAGCAGCGTTTCCAACGCTCCCAAAGGGATCACATGGTCTGCGCGGAGCTCGCTCCACACCTTTGCCTCGCCGTCCTTGGTGGTGTACGGTTTCTGCCGCCATGTGCCCACCACGCATACCGCATCGCCCTTTTCCAGGCACGCACTCAGCTTCGTGGCGGCGTTATCACCTACGGCGCACACGTTCATAAACTGCTTGCTGTCGTAGCCCATGCCGAACTCCACCTTCGGCAGGTTGTTCTTGGGTATCGCGCCTATCCGGGGATCCCGGCTGACGGAGCCGGTACAGATCATGTACTGGCTTCCGTCAGCCTGGCCCTCTCCGTCCAGACGCTTCCGAACGAATAGAGGCATTACTGCTCGCCCTCCCCAAAGAACCCTGCGGAGTAGTCCTTCGCCTCCGTCTTGCCCTCTGCGGGGCTCTGTGTGCGTTTGCGGGTCGGGGCGGTGTCGTTGCCCTTCTTCGGCTCTGCGGCGCTCTCAGGGGGCGCTGTGTGGCTGGTGGCGGCTGTTTCCTGCTCTGCGGTGGGGGTATCGTCCTCCACCACGTGTCCGGTAGTGGGGATGACCGGCTCAGTTTCCGCGCCGTCCCCCGTGGCCACAACGGTATCGTCGCTGTCCTCGTTGAAGTAGCTGCGTACCTCGTTGCTCAGCGGGGCATAACCGCTGTTCAGCAGCTGGCGCATCATGGTCTTGCGGCACATCTTGTCCTGTCCGCCGTTCACGTCGTACCAGGGCGTGCCGTTCAGCAGTTTGGTCTGCTCCTTGGCATCCAGCTCGCCATTGATAAGTGCGTTATACTTATCCAGTTTGAAAGCCGGGGAGTACCGGTCCGCGTGCTTGAGCAGCTTGTCCATGCTCCAATACTCGTAGCGGAACGTTCCGTCCTTCAGCTCGAAGTAGGCGTAGTAGCCGATGACCTTGTGGCTCTCGCGCTCCTCGTCTGTGTCGTACTTGGCCAGGTTGATGACCGGCTTGCCCGTGCGGCGGGAGCGCCCTTCCAGTTCGCCCTCGCGCACCTCCACACAGTCGATGTCCGCGTAGTAGCCTGTGGACATGGCCAACTGTATGTAGCCCTTGTACGACATCAGGTAGGTCGCCACACTGCCGTAGGGCACGATGTAGTAGCCGTGTCCGTAAATCAGACCCATGCCCTCGCCACGCAGGCCGGCGGCAATGATGGTGCCGGGGTCGCAGGCTTTCAGCGCCTCGCTGGCGCTCACCGCGCCGATCAGGGTGCTGGTAAACCGCGCCGCCATCTTGTCGTTCTTCAGCGCCCGCGAGATCATCTGCTGGGTGTTGGGCGCCGTGATCGCCATGCTGAATGTGGGCTTCTTGGCCTGCGCCATCTGCGTAAAGCCCGTCTGATTCTGCGTTTTCATGTTCCTTCTCCTCCCTTACTCCTGCGGCACACGCCCGTAGCGGATGCCCTTAGTCCTCATGTACACACGCAGCTCGTCCAACTGCGCCGCCGTACCGAATACGCGGAAATCCACGGTGTAGGTAGGTTCCGGCTCAGACACGGCACGCTCAAATGCTTCGCGCTCCACGGTGGCGATGACCTGTCCGACTTCACTGTGTTCTTCAATTACAGCGTCACCGGCGGACGCCATGCGGACAGCAGCACAGGCGGCTTTCTGCTCCTCGTACTTCGCCGCGGCCTCCGCTTCCTTGCGCTTTCGCTCTTCCTCGGCGGCCTTCATGCGGTCCAGTGTCTCGTTCTTCACCAGCACCGCGCTGATGTTCCTGGTGCGGGTGTACTCGTCCAGCAGCGTGGTCTCGAACTCGCTGTGCAGTGCACGAATGGCGTTCAAATCGGCACGGCAGCGGTCTATAGCGGCGTTTATATCCATCCGCGCCGTGCTCTCGGCGTAGGTGGCGTTCAGCCACTTGGGATTAAAGCAGTCGTCAAAGGTCAGCCACTCCGCCATGTCGCCCACCACCTGGGCGAAATATTCAGCAAGGCGATTTTTCTTCTCCTGCTCCGCCGCCTCCTCCATCGCCTTGATCTGCACGTCCAGCGCACCCGCGGTCTCCTCACACAGGGCGGTCAGTTCCTTGCACTTGGTCTCAAAACTGCTGTACGCCTCCAGTGCCGCCGCCTTTGCCATCTTGCGGCTCTCGTCGATGTGATCCCGGATCTTCCTCACCGTCGCGCGATATTGCTTCGCCTGCGCCGTGCTCTCCGGTGTCACCGCCATCGTCCGCAGGGGCTCCAGGTTCTCCGTCAGCCACGCCTTTGTTTCCTCGAAGTTAGCCTCAATGGCCTGTTTGCGGAGTTCCTGCAAATCACTTGTGATACGGAACTCAATCATGTTCATAATGTCTTACCCACTTTCTGACAGGGGTTTGCAACGCAGTTTCGATGCTCATGCCGTCACCTCCGCGTCGTACTTGGTGATGTGCTTCACCCTGTCCGCCCATGCCGGGTCAATGGCGCTCTCCGGCAGGTCCACCTCTGTGATGATGGCCTTCTTCTCCGTGCCCTCGCCGCCGGGGACAAGCACCTTGTCGCCGGGGTGCAGCGGCAGGTCGGTGAGGAAGGTGTACGCCTGTCCGCCGTAGCCGTTCAGCTTCGGCTTGTGATACATCGCCTTTACGATCATCCCTGCTCACCCTCCTTCTTGGCATCGGCAGCGACATCTCCGGGCCGCGCTTCTGCGCTCGCGTCTACGATCTTTCCCAAAACGCCAAGCTTGACCAGCGTGTAGGCCATACACACGGCTTTGTTGTCGCGGAGGTTCTTTTCCACGGCATTGTCAACGCCGACCAGGCAATGCGCAAAGTCCGCAGTGGTCATATTTTCTCCCCGCGTCACAGCTTGGAAATCTATCCCCTCCTCCGTCTTGCGCCCGAAGCACATCATTGCAAAGCTCAGGTCTGTTTCCTCGCGCAGTACCTCGCCGGTCTCGGCGTTGGTCATCGTCAGTTTCAGTTTCATCACTTGCCCTCCTTCTTGGCCGTGCGCTTGCCGCCCTTCTTGGGGGCGGACTTCTTCTTTGTGGTGGCTTCCTTCTCCGCCTGTGCCGCAGCCCATGCCGCGTCATCCTCCGCCATCTTCTGGCGGATGCGGCTGTCCTTCTCGGTAACGAGCTTTACGGCGTTCTCCGTCAGGCGCACCAGCAGCCCCACCGTGCCGATAGGTACGTTTTCGGCTACGTCGGCGGCGGCCACGCCGTCATACTTGTCCTCCCCGCCCTCATTGGGCATCACCGCCGCGCATATCACGCCGCAGGCGTTCCGCACGAATACGCGCTCTTCTCCCGTTTCCATGTCCAGCACGGTCACTCGAAATGCCATTTCATTTCTCCTTTCGTTTTTCACTTAAAGTCGTAATATTGCCGCAGGGGGTACCCCGTTGAGCACATTGTTTTGGTAAAAGTCCGTCTCCTGTTCCAGCAGCCACGCCATGTCCGTCTCCTGTTCCGCCCTCTCGAAGTGATAGGTGCGTATGCTCAGATCGCCGTCCATGTTTTCCAGGCTTGCCATCAGGTCTACGAACTCGTACCCGGTCGCCAGCATTTGGTGCAGGAGCTGGCAATAGTAGTGGCTGGGTATCTGCCCGTCCCACTTCGCCCATCCCGCTTTGCCGTTTGGTGAGCTGGTCTTTATCTCCAAAATGCCCTTCCGCCCTCGCTCGTCAGTGACCTCTCCGTCAAGCGTGGCAAATATAAAGGGCCGTTCTTTCTGGTACAGAATGTCGTAGGGGTAATAGTCCACTGTGCGTCCCGGGTGTATGGCCGTGTACAGCCCACGCAGTGCCGGTTCCATCCGCACGCCACGGCTCACCGCCGCGCTGCCGCTCAGATCCTTGGCTTTCTCCGCGCCCACCTTCAGCCGCCACAGCTCCAATTTCGACATCCACGGGGACATCCCCACCACCGCTGCGGCTTCGCTGGCGCCTATGCCCTGCATACGTCCTGCCAACCAATCCTCCCTGTTCTCAAAGTGCAGCCGTTCCGTTTTCCTCCACTTCCTTCCTGCAAATAAAAAGAGCGCCGCCAAGCAGTTCGGAATTTCCGAACCACTCGACGACGCTCCGCCCTTCCCGCCAACTGACTTAGGCGGGGTACACTATTTGGTTTTCAGCTCTTCCCGCTTCACCGCGACGACCTTTATCCGATCCTTGAGAGGGATGATCTCTACCCGCTGCCCCTTCGACAGCGCCATATTGATGGCGAATACCTGCTCCGCCGTAAGATTTATTCCCGCCATATTCTCTCCATTTCCCTTACCTGAAAAGCCCCAGGGCTTTACAGCTTGTCCACGCGCCCACCAGGGCGGCTCCCGCGAGAAGCAACATCCACAGCGAGCCGCCGTTCTCCACTTCTCCGATGATGCCCCACGCCAGAAAGGCGCTCACGCCCAGCAGTACCTTCCACTTCCAGTCACGCCGGCGCTCACTTCTGGTCCTGCTCATCATTGTCCTCCTCTATGTACGGTTCTCCGCACACCGGACAATACATATCCCGGCGTACCTCTATGCCGTTCTCCCCGTCCAAGTTCTCTTTCCTCTCCCGGATCACCGGCGCGTCAAACCTCACGCCGCATATCCTGCACCGCCAGCTCATAGCGTGATGGCCGACCGCAGGTCGTCTATGGGGATGTGCAGCGCCCGGCAGGCTTTCTGAAGCTCCCGCACCGTGAAGTCCAGCGGGTCTTTCTTCCGCTGCCGCAGCGTCTTGGGGGTCATTCCCAATGCTGCGGCCAGTTCCTGCTTCTGCACGCCCTCTGTCTCCATCGCGCCGTACAGCAGCGCCACGATCTTCTGCTCCGTTGGGTTCACACCCAAGGGCTTCACTCTCGGCATACCCTTACCCTCCTGTCCATGACTGCCTCGATGCCACGGGCAGTCAAAATTTCGTGGATCATGAGCCGCCCCTTCTGCGTCCACTGCGTTTGCATAATGGAGTCAGGCCGTCCGTCCGAGCGGGTGATCTGAATGGTCTTAGACTTGGTATAGCCCCTGCCCATGTACTTGGCATACAAAAGCCACTGGCCGTTCACGTTGCGCTGTACGCCGCCCTCGTGGAGAATCTTGTTGAGCTTCTGCGCCGTCAGGCCGTAATCCGCCGCGATTTGCGAGGTAGCCATAGCACCCTTGCTCTCCAGGATGGTGTCCACATATTGCCGGATAGGTTCAAAGTCGGCGATGACCTGCGCCTGCTGCTGATTCTCTGCCAAAAGCCGCAGCTTCTGCTCCTCGGCATCGGCAAGGGCGCGGAGGGCGGCGGGGTAATCCTTTGGCAGCGCATAGCCGCCCGTCTTACGAATGGAGGGTAGGACTTCCGATGTGACCCACTTGCGAAAGGGCTTCGCCTCATGCTTGTCACTGCGGAGTATCACATGGTACAAACCACTCTCGTTTATGATGGTAGTTTCCTGCTTGCGCCCGAGGGAATCGGTGAGGTAAGTCTGGCTGACCTCATCCACATCAAGCCGCTGTGCGGTCATTTTGTGGTTTGAAATGCCAAGTACCGTGCACACGTCCTTCAACACAAACCAAGGCTCGTTGTTGATTTCTACGGTTCTGACTTGAAAACTCTTGTAGTTAAATACCTGCATCTCGTTCATTTCGTCAGGCTCACCTCGCTTATCAGGTCTGCCAACCGGCAGTCGTAGATCTCTGCCATACGGCGCAGCCCACGCGCATCAGGCGCTGTCTGCCCGGTTTCCCACGCCCAAAGCGTCGTTCTCGTAACGCCCAGCAGCTTTGCGGCATCCAACTGCGAGACGCCCGCCTTCTTGCGGCAGTAGAAAAACGCTGTTTTTTCCTTCTTCTCCACTTTCTCACCTCTAAAATGCTAATTTTACTTGACAAATGCAGGAAAGCGGTGTAAGTTGTTGTTGTGATGTTTTGAAATAGCTAATTCTACGTTAGTTATTTCCGTTTTGCTCCCTGTATGTTTGTCTCTTGTTGCCTGTATGTTCATTTTATCATACACACGGCAGAAGTCAAGGCAAACATTTACCGAACATTTCTTTTTGTAACTTCTTATAATGCGAGGTATTGTTTT